ATGACGATCGTTGACCGGAGCACACGCTGCATTCTGGGCTGGAAACTGGTCTGGGAACGAACCAAAGAGAGCATCCAGGCCTTGGTGGACGAGGCCCCAAAGGCCAGATTCTATTTCAGCGATGGCCTTGAAGCCTATAGTTTGCTCTGGTATCACTATGGCAGGTATGCAGTTTCGGATGGAAAAACAGACACCTTTTCTGTTGAGGGTGATAATGCCGAACTCCGTCATTATCTTGCCAGGTTAGCACGTTCCTCTCGTTGTTTTTCGCGTTGCGATTATGCTCTCAGTTGCGCCATTCACCTGTTTGTCGATTGCTTCAATCGCCGTCAACTTTACAAGCAACGCTACCCTAACTACCCGGCTCATTTGATCCACTTCGTTTACCCACCAGTTTAGCCACTCCCTGATGGAGAAATGCGATACTTAAAAATACTTAATGTGCCTGTATATGGACAAATATATTATGGTCTCGACAAGGCCTTTGCTGGTTGGCATAACTTCGAAAAACCGGGATTAAAACTAACTGCTTTTGACGACTCTCCGATTGGACCAGATTCTGCTGGTCAACCAGTCCTAGTGAACGTAGGAGATGAACCAGTCACTAAATACTTTAATGGCACTGGTGGGATTTCTTTCACTCCACTGTTGCAAGAGATTTTTGGTCTACCCAAATAATCATCGTAGTTTCGTGATTATTCCCGGCTCTTACCAACCTGGTCCAACAGACCCAGGTCAACCGTAGTTTTGGATTCCTTGGATTCACAAAGTGATGGTTTCACGATTTTTATGTAGCTTCTCTGCAATATGTGATTTAGGGACTCTAACCTCAAACAACTCCCAAGCAAGTGTGATTAGCGAAATATTTTGCATATCGATGATTGTTTGATGGAATGGCGGATATTTAAGTTAACATTGCTATCCTAGATAAAATCTTCCGTTTTTTCTGAACTATTTGCCGATTTCGGCAAAGTGTCCAACTCCAAACGCAAGCCACCCACGCATATCGGCAAGTGTCTGTAAACTACATTCCCCTTCGATTGGACAGGTTTTTAGAAATGTTTCTAAAGAAATCATTTCTTTTGGAAAGGGTTCGTTGTCTACCGGATTGTAGGAGCTCTTGCTGAATGCTGCATGGTCTGTAGTCATGAATAAGAGCAGCTTCCCTGCTTCAGGATCCCACTTCGGCATTCTTTTTGCCTGATCTGCAGAGGTGACTGAATTGAATATCGATGCCTTACTTGGTGTTTCTACAACGAAGCTGTCGTAGGGATCAACAAAAAAGCGTATTTTTACCAGTCCAAGTAGATTGTCTCCTTCAAAAACAGGAAAGCCAGCACTCACACTTCTGAAGGGATAGCAAATCCACCTACCATCTGGATATATGCCACCCATACTGTTTGGAATAGGCAGAGAGTCTTCAAAACCATCGATGACTACCGCCGGCATCACTATTGATGTTTTGTCTTTTTTTTCACGAATGCTTTGAATTTTAATGCCTTCTTTACTGGCGAGCTCTTTCTTCCATTTCTCTGATAATTCATTGCCTACTGATAGGTCTGTCATTCTTGGAAACTGCACCAAGCCTGTCAGGTCGAGCGGCACCCAGTTGCCAGATTCTTGATCGTGCATCTCATAACCGACCACATTACCACTAGTATCGAATACAGTACGACCAGCTACGAATACTTGTATTGGTTTGGGTTGAGGATCAAAATCTGCTGGATTTAATAATTTTAACTCTTTTCCACTAAGGCTTGGATCTGACGGTATTTCACGTACAAACCAAGTGTTTCCGCCCTCATAGAAACCAATTTTAACACCGCTTCCATTGGTGTGTGTAGGATTGAACAACTTATTTGCATTGATTTGGGCAGCAATTTCCAGGTGAATGGCTCGCTGTGCTTCTTCAGGGAGTGGTAAGACAAGCCCGGCGTACCTGTTCTGATTTTGAATGACCATCGCGGCCAATTCAGGGATGTGTTCATCCAGAATCTCAAACACAGCCGAACGCTGCTGCTCATCCAAACCAGAAAGGTCGGTAATATTCCCATCCAACACATCCTGGGCAAGTCGCGCGGCGGCTTCCTCGGGGCTTTCGGTCGGTGTCGGGGATGGGGGCAGGGTCGCAGTTGCGGTAGGAGTATTGGTTGGGGCAGGCAGCGTGTCCATTATGACTGGCAATTCGGTCACTGCTGGGGTGCAAGCAATTAATAGAACAAATAGGAAAAGAACGAGAAGATTTTTCATAATCAGGTACTCCAAATAGGATTATAGCCGAGCAATTGCGCCTCGGCCCACATCAAGCAACTCACCAGAACAGCAAACCCATGCTGCCCATTCAAAAGGCGGCGAGGGTTTGCTGTTCTGCTCTTTGGTGGGCGAACCGCGAAAACCTACGCTTGAAAGCAATAGCCCCGCAAGATTCACATTCCCCATAACCCAACAAGGAGGCCCAGTCACGACATTTACCTGTTCCACTACAGCCCTGCAAAACCTGTCCTAAAACCCATCACCAGCAAACCCACAAGGAGCGGCTTTCCCAAAAGCCGCTCTTTTGATTCCACCAGGAGGTGAAAAACATGGATTTCCACTTTGCCAACAACCAGCCCCTGACCTGGAGCGGCCCTGCCGAAAAAGCCAAAGGCAACGTCGCCGCCATCCAACTGGCGCGCCAACTCGTCGCCGAAAGCCGCCCGGCCAACCCCGAAGAACTCACCAGCCTGTCCCGCTACGTCGGATGGGGGCACACCGAGGTCCTCAACTACGCCCTCGACAAACTCGACCTGCTCAAGCTGCTCACTGAAGACGAGTGGGATGCGGTCAAGGCCAGCACCCTGAATGCTCACTACACTGCCCTGCCGGTCATCGCCGCCATCTGGCGCGGCTTCGAACGCCTCGGCGCCGGGAAGTTGGACAGCCTGAACGTCCTCGACCCGTCCGCCGGTGTCGGGCACTTCAAGAGCATGATGCCGGAAAGCCTGCGCGACAAGGCCAGTTGGGTCGAAGTCGAACTGGACAAAATCACCGCCCAAATACTCACCGCCCTGCACCCCAAAAGCAAGGTCTTTGGTGCGGGCTATGAAGACGTCAACCTGCCCAGGGGACATTTCGACATCATCACCAGCAATGTCCCTTTTGGGAACTACCCGGTCGCCTTCGATGGCCTGCCGCGCCACATGCGGACGAGCATCCACGATTTCTTCTTCGCCCGCAGCCTCGAGCTGCTGCGTCCAGGCGGCGTGATGGCCTTCATCACCTCGAGATATACGCTCGACAAGAAGGACGACCTGGTGCGCAAACACCTGGCCGAACACTGCGACCTGCTGGCCGCCGTGCGCCTGCCCAACAACGCCTTCACATCCAACGCGGGCACGGAGGTCGTCACCGACCTGCTTTTCCTGCGCAAGCGTTTCGCGCCCAACAAGGAACAGCCCGCCTGGGCCAACGTCCGCCAGCAGACGCTCCAGCACCACGAGCGCGACTGGGCCGCCGAGAAGTTCTGGGTTAACCAGTACTACCTGAACCACCCCGAATGCGTTCTCGGCAAACCGGCTGCCGCGGGCACGATGTACCGCAACTACGAGTACACCGTTCTACCGGACGAGCGCGACCTGGGCCAGGCCATCACTGCCCGGCTGGAAGCCTTCCTGGCGGAAGACCTGCTCACCATCGAAGCCCCGAAAGCAGAACAGGCAACTGTGTTGGAGATTCAGGCTGAAACCATCGAATCTGCCCCCGCCCCTGAACCGGCGCGGGTCACGGCAATGCGCGAAATCTACACTACCGCCCGGCAACTCTTGAAGGACGAGGCCAATGCCCAACCTGCTTCCGTCCTGCGCCACAAGTTGAACAACCTCTACGACGACTTTGTCGCCCGCTACGGCTTCCTCAACGACCCGGCCAACACCCGCCCGCTCAAAGGCGAGCCGGAACTCTTGTTCCTGAAAGCCCTCGAAGTCGAGGGCATGGGAACCTGGCTCAAGGCCGACATGTTTTCGAAGACCACCGTGCGCCAGGCCAACCCGCTCGAGCAAACCGACGACCCCAACGACGCCTTGCTGCTCTGCCTCGACAAACTGGGCCGCGTGGACATCCCCACCATCGCTCAGATTACGGGCAGCCCCGAAGAAGACGCTATCCGCCATCTGGCCGGGGGACGCATCTTCCGCGACCCGGAAACAAAAGAGTGGCTCACTGATGAAGTCTATCTATCCGGCAACGTGGCTGCCAAACTGGAAGCCGCCGAGGCCGCCGCGATGTTCGATGAGCAATACCAAATCAACGTCACGGCCCTACGGATGGTGCAGCCGGAACCGCTCAAAGCGGAGGACATCTACATCCAACTCGGTACCGGCTGGCTGCCCGAAAAGGTCATCGAAGACTTCCTGTGCGGCTTGCTTGAAACCGAGAAGGTGTCCGTGACCCATGTTCCAGGAACCGCCGAATGGTCCGTCAAGATTGGCTACGGCGTCCCCAGCGGCGTACGTTCGCGCTGGAGCACATCGCGAGTGGACATGGATGTCATCATCTATGACACAATGAACGCCCGGCAAACCGTCGTCTATGACACCTACGAAGAAAACGGCAAAGAAAAGCGGGTGCAGAACCACGCAGCCACCGTCGCCGCCCAGGCCCGCCAGGCCGAACTCAAGGCCGCCTTCGACAATTGGGTCTGGATGGATGTAGAACGCACCGAGCATCTGGTATCGCTCTACAACAAATCCTTCAATGTCTGGCGGCAACCAAAGCCAGACGGCTCCCACCTGACTTTCCCCGGACTGAACACCGATATCAGCCTGCGCAAGAACCAGCGCAACGGCGCCTGGCGCATCCTGCAATACCAGACCTCGCTCCTATGGCATCAAGTCGGCGCCGGGAAGACCCTGACCGCGATTGTCGCGGCGATGGAAGCCCGGCGGCTCGGTCTGGCCCGCAAGGTCATGGCGGTTGTCCCCAACCAGGTCATCGGGCAGTGGGAAAACGAGGTTTTACGCGCCTATCCCAGCGCCCGCACCTTGACCGTCCTGGCAGGAGACCTGTCCAAGTCCAAACGCGGCACGTTTTTATCGCGTATCGCCACTGGCGATTGGGACCTGGTGCTCGTCCCGTATTCGGTTTTCAAACTGCTCCCCATGAGCGTCGAGGCCGAAATCGACTTCATCGAAGGCCAGGTGGCCGAACTGGAGAAATACCTGTGGGAACTCAAAGCCCAGTCCGACAAGAAGGAGTCCGCTGCGGCGGCCATCAAGAGCATCGAACGTTCCAAGCGCGCCTTCGAGGCGCGTTTGTTCGAGAAGAAGCGCATGGCCAAGGATTCTCCTGACACCATCACCTACGAGATGCTCGGCGTGGACATGCTGGTTGTAGATGAATTCCACGCTTACAAAAATCTGTTCTTCAAAACCCGCATCAACCGCATCGCCGGTCTGCCCAACTCGGAATCCCAGCGCGCCTTCGATATGTATATGAAGACCCGCTGGTCGATCCAGCGCGGCGGCAAGGTGGTCGCCCTGACTGGCACGCCGGTCTCGAACACCCTGGCCGAAGCCTACACCATGCAGCGCTACATGCAGGAGCGTGTATTGATTGAAATGGGCCTGGCTCATTTTGACGCTTGGGCCTATCAATACGCCATCGCGGAGCCGGGTGTCGAGATGACCCCGGACGGTTCCGGCTTTCGCATGAACACCCGCTTCCGGCGATTCAAAAATCTGCGCGACCTGTTCGCAGTCTACTTCCAGTTCACAGATGCGTATGCCATCCAGGAAGGCGACATCCCCGACATGCCCAAAAAGTTCGCGGGCGGGCTGATTAAGGTCAAGTGCCAACGTGACTTGCGCTTGCGCGATTACGTTCGTTCCCTCGGCACGCGCGCCGAAGCCATCAGGTCTGGCGGGGTCAAGTCATCCGAGGACAACATGCTTGTCATCTCGTCCGATGGACGCAAATGCGCCCTGGACGTCAGCCTGGTACTCGCCAGCAACCCGAACGGGCCAATGCCGAAAGTGGACAGGTTGGTCGAGACCGTAGCCGCCATCCACCGCATGAGTACACCCATGCGCGGCGCGCAGCTGGTCTTCTGCGACCTGGCCACCCCGAAGGCAAAACAGGCCCGTAAAGATGACGCAACCGGCGACGACGCAGAAGCGCTGACCGGAGACGAACTCGCCCTGACGACCGACATCTACGCCCAAATCAAGCGCCGCCTCGCGCGGCGCGGCATCCCGGAGGCCGAAATCGCCTTTGCCCACGATGCCAAAACGACCGAGCAAAAAAACGCCCTGTTCAAAGCGGTCAACGAAGGTCGCAAGCGGGTGGTGATTGCGTCGTCCGAGAAGATGGGCGTGGGTGTCAACGTGCATGAGCGTATGCTGGCTATCCATCACCTAACCCCCACCTGGAAACCGGATGGCCTGATCCAGCGCACCGGACGCATGGAGCGTCCCGGCAACCGCTATGGTGAGGTCTTCGAGTTTGTCTACGTCACGCCCGGTAGTTTCGACGGGTTTAGTTGGCAGACGCTGGAAACCAAACTGGGTTTCATCAAAGACCTTGAACGCGGGATTGTCCAGCGCGACGCCGACGACATCGGCGATGAAGTCGCATCCTACGCGGCCATCAAGGCCATCGCTTCCGGTAATCCACTCATGTTGAAAAAGGTCGAGTTGGACGCCGCCTTGATTCGCCTGGACGCTTTGCGCGCGGAGTGGCTGCGCACCCGCAGCGGTCATGTGCGCGACAAGGCTTTCATCGAATCCCGCATCCCGCAGGTCGAAGCCGAAATCCGCACGCTGGAGGGAAGCATCGCCCAGCGCGAAGCGACCGGCAAGGACTTCTCGGCAACCATCAACGGGACGACCTACACGGAACGCGAATCGGCGGGCAAGGCCCTGCGCAAAGCGGCCCTGGTACCTCGGGACCTGACCGTCCTTGGCGAGTATCGCGGCGTAAAACTGGCCGGGTTCACGCAACGCAAAACACGCGGAACCTTCGTGGAAGTTGAAACCGCCATCGGGTTCATGCTGCCCAACGATGAACTCCTGCTTGCCAACGTGGAAAGCACCGATAAAGGGCTGTTCATCAGTCTGGATGCCGCCCTGCGCGCGCTGGACAAGAAACTGGCAGACGCCCGCTCTCACCTGGCCCGTCTCCACACCGACCTGGCTTCACTGGAAGTTGAAATCCCGAAGACCTGGCAGCATGAGCGCGAGTACGAAGAGACACAAGCGGCCCTGGCTGCTCTCACCGTCGAACTCGACGCATGGACACGCAAGCAAGCCGAAAAGAAGGATGGCGAAGACGACGACATCGACCTGTCCATTGTGGACAACGACGATGGCTGGATTGACATCTTCGAATCCGCCCTGGCCCGCATCAACGCGATACACCAGCAGCCCATCGAAGTGGAACTGCCCGAACCCGCCATCCCGGTTACGCCGGAGGTTATCGAGCAGGCCCGCCAGGAAGTTACCCGCAGTCAGGCGCAATTGGATTTCATGCAGGCTGTTAGCCAGGCTTCATGGCAGTCCAGCCGCGAATTGGCGACGGTCTCGCATGACTCATCCGATGTGATGCAGGCCTCCATGTTCGGCGACGCTGTACCGGCCCACTTGCTGCACAAGAAAGGAGGTAAGCGCAAGCGTTAATCAAAAAAAGCGAGGCCGAAAAGCCTCGCTTTTTTTGTTGATATTGATTGTTCTGGTGAAGTTGGGCTGATTATTTACTTTCGGGATAGATTCCAGCGGTCAGCCGGTGATGCCCGTTTATGTGCGTTTTGCGTGTCCGCTTGCGCCAGTTCAAGATACTTTTTCACGGTTTCTAAATCAGCATGCCCTAAAATTCGCTGTAAGCTAAACACATCTCCATCATTGCGTAAAAATTCAATTGCAAATGTATGCCGAAATCGATGAGGATGAACATTTGCCACTCCGGCCCTCTTACCCATATCGGCCAATAATAATCTAATGGAATTGCGACTCATCGGATGTCCATGTCTGGAAAGCAATAAAGGTTCTTCGGGTTCCGGATTGCCCCGATTTGCCAAATATCGCCAAAGTACCCGCATTGTTGATTTGCCTATAAAAACCGCACGTCCCTTGGTTTTTCGACCACTCTCTCCGAAGGGTGTGACAATGACTTCACCTGTTTTTAGATTTACATCATCAACAGTCATACGAGCCAATTCCCCAACGCGGACGCCGGTATCGAGCAGCATAAGCAAGATAGCAGAATCGCGGTCGGCAGTTGGCCGACGCATGGTAAACGGGCGACGATTACTTGGGACTGCCTCCTGTGTTCGCTCAGCAGCAATGAGTAACGATTTGATTTCATCCTGCTTGAGAGGGCGAATCAGTTTAGGATTATTTTTCGGTAGTTTTAATCGCAAATCCGGGCGTGATTTTAGACGCAATTCATCCACCGCCCATGCAAAAAATGCCCGAATACCTTTCCAATGGTTTTGCAGAGTACTCCCAGAAAGTGGCGATGAATCCCCACTTTTTCTTGTCGGTTTATATTCATCACGCAAGTAGACAAAATAGCGTTCAAGGTCCGTCAGGCGGATTTTATTGACTTCTGGATCGTCCAGGTAGTCAGCGAGCGCGTCCAGCACATAACGGTATAGTTCAATGGTTGCCGGCGCGTAACCTCGCGCTCTTAGTGATAGCAAGAAGCCGGTTTTTGCGGTTGTTATTTTCATGGTAAGTATCCTTTCGTTTGTGAGCGGCCAGGCAGACAAACTAAGTCAGAATGAAATTCGGGTTGGTGCGCCAGATCAATACAATTAGATTTAGGATCCTGATAACGCTTAAATACCCCAATATCGCTTTGACGCTTGGTGATTGTTGCTCACCTTTCATTTTGCTTGGGGTTGTTAAAGTTCCACACACGCATCCCCTCGGATTGGATGACATGTTTTCAAATTTTTTCGAGCAACCTTCACCAATGTTCAGTTTTTATCTAAAGACCGCTGATATAAAGTCGAACAAGTTTACTTAATTTTTTGCCTTGTATATTCAAATTGCGATACTTTCAATCACAGACATCCAACAATCAAAGATTTATTCAAAAACACAGACTGATTACTTAGGAAATTTACCTATGTAATCAGTCTGTGTTTCGGCGCAAATTTTCGGTTTGCATGGGGTGCAAGAGGTCGGAGGTTCAAATCCTCTCGCCCCGACAAATGGAGCAGAATCGCAAAGTAGCGTGGTTCTGCTCCCCTAATCTGGCTTCAGGAGAGCGAGATACAACAACCGGTAATTACCGGGCGTCGTGTTTTGCTTTTTTTATTCCTGGAGGCCGAATGAGACAACCCCTACTCAAGCATACCCACATAATCAAACTTGGGCGCATCTTGGATATGCTCTACAAACCCGGCGAAATTGCCGAGGAAATAGGCGTCACCCAAGATACCGTCTACCGCTCTTACCTGCCGGCAGGCTTACCCCACACCCGCGACCCCAAAGGCAACGTTTGGATACATGGCCCGGCATTCGTTGCGTGGGCGCGCCAGACCATCTCGCAGCGCCGAGCCAAACGATTCGGCTTGCCCGAAGGGCACGCTTGGTGCATGAAATGCAACCGGCCTGTGCAGTTGAAAAACCCGCGAGTAAAAATCGTCAATCGCTATCTCGAGCTGCTGCAGGCTCCCTGCTCCGGCTGCGGGCGCACCATCAACCGCGCCCGGGCGCGCCAAGCGGGGCAATCATGATACACCGTCAAAACTGGCTAGATGTGCGCACCTACCTGCATCATCTCGACCGCGTCCGCCAGAATAGTCCCGAAACTGTAAAGCGGATGCGCGCTTACTTGCGCCACCTCCTCGAATGGGCAGACGAGACCCCCTTCCCGAAAGCCAAAAACATTGACCCCGTCTACCCCGCCTATCTCACAGCAAATCAAGGGGAAGATAAAAAACTCGCCCCAGCATCGGTCTCGAAAGGAATCGCGGCGGCCCGTCAGTTCTTCGCCTTCGCCCGTGCTGAATGGCCATTGCGCTATAAACGAGTGTCAGAGTCTTGGATATCCACGCTCCAGCCGCCCCGACACTTTCGCGCAGAGTCGCGCCTGCCAGTCCATCAGTTCTATACCATCGAGGATGTTCTAAAAATTGCGGCCGTTTCCACAGAAACGCTCCGTCAAGAGCGGGGCAAAGTTGCGGTCTGCATGCTCTTTCTCTCCGGGATGCGCGCTGAAGCCCTCGCATCCATTCCCCGCTCCTGCATCCATTTAGCCGAGCGGAAAATCGAACAACTCCCCGAACGTGGCGTCCGAACAAAAAACCGCAAGGCTGCGGTCACTTGGCTGCTCCCCATCCAACCCCTGCTGGACATTTGCAGCCGTTGGGAAGAGCGCCTGAGTACCCTACCCCTCGAAGCCCTTTGGTATGCGACTCTTACCCGCGACGGAATGCAGCTCACAGCAACCTATCATGCCTTTTTGGGCCGGCACAATGCCATCGAACGTGATGTGCGACTGGTTTGTGAGTTAGCCGGCGTGCCATATCTGTCACCTCACAAATTGCGGCATGGCCACATCGTCTATGCACTCAAAAAAGTAAAAAATATGGCCGAACTTAAAGCCATATCCCAAAACGTCATGCATGCCAGTGTTGTCATCACAGACCAAATCTATAGCCGTTTGCTCGACGACGATGTCAAAAACACAATCTCAAGCCTCGGAATTGCCCAGTCGAATCCCAGGCAAGAATCCAACCTCGAAGCCCGACTGGAAGAAATTCTATCCCTGCTCAAGCAAACTGGATAACTCATTGTCCAGACCTGTCCGCTTTCAGCCCACGCTCCGCCCGCACCCACCTCCCCGTCACCCGCAGCCAAACCGCCATTAGCCACCGCCACGCCATCACCGGCAGCAGCACAAACACCACCACCAGAAATAATGCCAACCACTCGGCCCAGGTCAAGGTCAAATCATCCATCAAAACGCCAGCCATCCGCTCACCTGGATATTGTCCCCCGTCACCCAGGTGAACGGCACACCAGAATTGACATTAGTCTGGCGCAAATATGTCGCAACATCCAACGCCAATATGTAGCACCTATTGTCAGTAGCCCAAACGCCAGCCCCCTGGTACGCGGCAGCCGGACTCTCATCTCGCAGGCGAGCAATCCCGAATGCGTTTTGTCGTGGGTAAGAGCAAACAATCGGGCAATTGTATGACAATGCACCGGTGCCAGCAAACACTGTGCTGCTACCAACGTCCAGATTGATGTAATGATGCCAATTGCGCCCAACCGTGCGCCACCAGGCCGTGACCGTTGCATCTCCAACGGTAAAGTTATTCCAAACCGGCACAAAATTAAATTTATGCGGGAAACCATCCGGCATCAAATCCGGACTGATGGCCGTATCTGTTATTGTCGCTGCCGCCATCGCAAAATCGCTATTGGCAATCAATGTGATTGTTGTGTCTGGCGAAGAGTAGCTCGATGTCGATATAACGCCATATTCATAACCCCCGCCGTCCTTGTACCTAACTTTGACCCCTGGCGCATAAACATCGGTGACGTCACCGGGCGCGGTGAACGAATGATTCCCCGTCCTCGTCCAAACATCGGCAACAGCCGTCCACTCATTACTGCCCCCTCCCGACCCACTCACCACATGCCAGGCCGAACCATCCGAAACATACAGCGCACTATCACCAGGCGCAAGTGGGTCAAAACCCGCTGGCATGGTCAGGTTGTAACTGCTAGCCGATGGATTGACAACAAAATAGGCATGGTTGTCCGCCCCCGGCGTCGGGAACGTCACGGCCCGATCCGCCCCATCCGGCTCCAAAACCTGGGTAGGCGCATCATCATCAGTCAGCGCAAGGTCATCGTCAAGCACATTACTGACAGCATAGTCGGCCAGCAATGCGGCCCTGGCAATTTTCTCCGCATCGTCATACAAAACATTGACCTGCTCTGCCTTGCGCTGGGTCACCCCAGGGGTTAAACGAGTGTAATTCGGTAATGGCATCAGATATTCTCCTAATTGCGGGTCATGCCGCTTCTGGTATAACAATCACCAGGTACGCCAGTCGAATTACCTGGTAACTTCCTGCTGCGCAAGCCTCGCGCAGTACAACCGTCCGGCTGCCTGCCTGCACCCCGGTTTTTATCCCCAGCACCGGCATAGTATCTGCCGCATTTAAGTTGTACCGCCGACCGGTGGAAAAGCCGCTCGAATCTGTCCCATCGATGCGCGGGTAGCACTCAAAAAAACCATAACCGTTAGGGGTGTCCGTCCCATATTCCGACACCAACCCAACCACAAGGATGGTCGATTGCATATCCAGCGTTACCGAAAGGCTACTGTTCGGCATATCCCGGAAGGCGGAATTGTTGTAAGTGTGCCCGGTGGCATCCGTTTTTGAAGAAAGCTTTAGCGGACCGTAATTAAACGCCACCCCTGTCCCGGCACTGTTGACAGTCAAAAACCGGTAGGCCTGGCTTGCACCATACTCCAACCAGCTCGGCACAGTCCCATCGTGCCGCATAACCCCTCGGGTTGTAGGCTTCGCCAGCAAACTGACAATGTTCGCCGCGCTCCAATACGGCATCCCACCCGCCGCCGCGTTCGCCCAAAAAGTATGCAGGTTATCCAGCAGCGTGTTGTGCATCGACGCCGTGTACAGGTCGCCAATCCCAACGTGGCTTTGCTCGTTATAACTCATCCGTCAACTCCGTTCTGCTGGTTGACACCCGCCAGCCACTCAACCGACTGCCCCGGGAACCAATCCCGCCGCAGCCCCGGCACCAGCGGCACGGCCTGCATCGCTGCCTGGGTCGGCTGCTCGCTGTAACCAGGCTGCACAGGCCGCAGCAGCAAAACCCGTGCAATTTCATCAGCATCATCCGGGAACACCACCGGCACCGCTGCGCCAATCTCGCCGTTGCCACACACCATGCACCAGTGAATCGGCCTGCGCTTGCAAACGTAACTGTACGCCCCGCACGGACACTGCACCATCCACCGCCCGCCGCTGATATGCGCCTGCATTGCGGGCCCGTCCACCGTTTTCCCGTTCCAGGCCTTCAGCCCGCTTGGCAGCAGCCCCCGCCGTTTCTGCGGAAACAGCGTCACCCAAGACTCATAATCGGGATAACCCATCTCCCGCGCTTTATCGTCACCGTCCAAGATTCTTTCTTCCATCATCCGCTCCAATCCGTTTTATCCGCGCATCCGTGCTACATCCGCTGACCCATCCGCGCATCCGTGCAACATCCGTTGACTCATCCGCTGACAACCTACGGCGCAAACAACGCATCCACATCCAGCTCGCTCACATCAAACCGGAAGTAATCCCCGCCATCGTTGGCAGGCGGCTCCAGCTTCAGCGTCGTCTTCACCGCCTGCCCGGTCGGCGAAAGCCACTCATCCCGGTAATACCCGACCCGCATCGACGCGCTCGCGCCCAGCCGGTCGAAATCCACCTGCACATTGTCAAACAACCCCGCCGAAAACTGCTTGCTTGGCAGCGTATCCAGGTTCACCGTCAAAAATCCAAGCGGGTTTGTCAAAATCAATTTCAACAAATCCGCCACCGACTCACCCACATTCAGGTTTTGCAGCCAGTCCGACCGATACCGAAACCGCAGGCTGCCATACTCATCGATGCTGTCCTGGTCGCGCCGCACCAAAACCACCTGGTTGGGCGAAGTAATCGCATCCCCGCGAATCTGGTTTTTGCGCAGGTATGCCCCTTCACCGGGCCCGCCGTTGTTGGTCACAGTCAGCTTGACGATGATGCCCAGTTCAGTCTTCGTCACGCTAAAGTTGGCTGTCTTGTCGGTGCCGCTGCCGTCGCTGGCAGTGTTGGCCGTGTAATCGGTCGTCGCCTGCGGCGCGATAATGTTATCCGCCGGGCACTGCACGCCATTGTATTGCAGCGGGCAAAAATACTCCCGCTCCTGCCCCGGCGCAAAATACGGCGTGTCGCCAATCATTTCCCACAGCACCCCTGTCGCCTGCAATTGCAGCGGGCTGACCGTCGCCTCAATCAGGTTGCAAATCACGTTCCAGGGCGAAGCGTCTTTGATGTCCTTGCCAACATCCGCCTCGCTCAGGTTCACCGCCACGCTGCTGGCATGGTTGCGCGTGTAAAAAGTTGCCGTACCGTCACCGGCAACAAAAAACGTGCCCAGGTCGCCGTCTGCCGTCTCACGTATTTCGCTCAGCGCCCGCCGCCCGCGCGTCCACCAGTACGACAGCGTATCGCTCGTATTCTCAATGTTTCGGCCCAGCGGCCAGTTCACATAATCCAAAATCAGGTCAATGGCCTCGCTAATTTTGATGGACTGCTGTAAGCCCAGGTTAGCGTCTGTTTTAGCCAACTTGTTCATCGGGTCCACTAGCGTAATCACCGCGGTTTCATTCTCGAAATCGAGCTCGATATCCTCGATGTACCCGGTAAACCGGTCGCGCCGTGACCCAAAAATACCGTTCCACACCGTCACCTGCACCAGCCGCCCGCGCCGCACGTTGGGGTACAACGGGCTGTCAATGTTGCGCGGGTTATAGCGGTCATCCCGGTTGTCCAGCCTAATCGACCCGCGCCCCGGCTCGATGTAGTAAAACCCAACTGCCTCGCGGTCATTTTCCTCGCCCTGAATGCGGATATAGTCCATCCGCCCCAGCTCATACTCAACGTGTACGGTGCGCTCCCACTCGTTGATGGTCGGGTCTAACGCGCCGGTGTTGTTCCAGTCCACATACACCTGCCACAAAATATTCAGGTCAGCCTCGTCGACCTCATCCCACACGCCGCCATCGTCCCATACACCACCGTCATCCCAACGCGCCATATCGTTACCGCATCCTTTTCACGGCGCGCTCGACATACGGCTGGAAAAGCCGTTCGGCATCCCCGGCCAGGCGAATGGTAACAATCTGCTCACCGCCGCCCTGCCCGACCGCCAGCCCGCCGCCGGGCATCACGCCCCCAAAAGACTCCGCCTGCTGCCCAGCGGGGATGACCGCAAACTTTTCGCCACTCGTCAAAAACACCGGATAACTGTCGCGCGGGTATCCGGGCGGCACCGTCTCCCAGCCGTCCGTCCCGCTCGCGTACCCATAAGCCAGCATCTGCATGTCATAGCCCTGCTGCACGTACTTCTGCACAATCTCCGTGCTGATTTTTGACGGGATGCGGCTCAACTGGGCAGCATACTTATCCGCTTCTGTCATCGCCGCCCGGAAGGCATTCACCGCATCCTGGCTGTAAACACCCCACGCCTGCCCCTTCGCAATCAGCCACTCCATCTCCTTGTCATCCAGCAGCCCGTCCGCCATAAACTTCTGTTCCATATAGCCCAAAATAACCTTGCGGGTCGCTTTCTCGTGCTCACTGGCATTCGCCTGCGCCTTCCTCCCGTTTTCCGCCAGGGCATCATCAAATTTTTGCACCGCCTCGACATTCGACGAACCATACTGCTGTATATACTCGGCCTTTTCTTTTTCAATTTTGATGCGTTCTTCGGCTATTTCCTTAGCCTTGGCCGCAAAAGTATCTTCCATGCCCTGGAACGACTGAAAATTCTTATAAAACTGCTTATTGGCATCACTCAGCGCCTTCAAAGACTCTGCCGTATCCTCCAGGCTGACGGCAGCCCCCTTTGCCCGCGCATCCGCCGCAGCCAGGGTGTCCGGCAGTTGCGACATCGACGCAGTAGCATCAGCGCCAGCATCCCCCATTTCCCCTAAAATGTCTCGTAGCGCGTTGTATCCAGCCAATGGCGGAATCAGGTTTTCCCAATTCCAAAATGAGCGATTATTAAGCCTGTCCTGAAATTCTTTCAGGGCGCCCGTCAAAAACGGGATGGCAGTTCGGCCAATTGTCCAGGTAAACCCCAACCACTCATCGTTGAGCGCATCCATCGCCAGGCGATAAGCATCCGCGTCCTGGATAGCCTTTTCGGTAAACACCTGGCTGTCAAGTGTTGCCGCGCTCATCTCCCTGATGGCGTCACCGCCCGCTTGCATCGCTGCGGCCATTTTTAAACCGCTTTTTCCAAAGTTATCCACCAAAAACCGTGTTCGCTCTGCCCCGCTGTTCAGCTGCTTATACTCATCGCTCAGTTTCGCCAGGGTCTCAATGTTCAGGCTCAAGCCCTGCTCGCTCAATTTTTTCTGCACGGTAGTCAGGTCGGCGGTCGAAACCTGAAAATCATCCATTACCTGGATAACCCGGCTCGTTTCCTCCGCAGTTTCTCCGGTGATGTCTTTCAGTGCCTTGACCTCCATCGCATATTTAAGCGTGGAATCAACAGCATCTTTCGTAAACTTCCCGACCGCCATTACCGCCCCGGTCAACACCCCAATCGCCGAAGCCGAAGCAAGCGAACCCAACCCAAGTTCGTTCAGCGTTCCCTTGAGTTCTTTCGCTTCCTTGGCGGCCTGGCGCTCACCAGTGCCTTCCTTGGTCACCCGCAAAATAATTTGCAGTATGCTTTGTGCCATTCAAAACCTCGTCACTGCCGGTAATGCTTAAACTTCTTCAGCCAGTCGGCTTTTGCCGTCTTCACTCGTTGCACAGCGGCTGCCCTGTACTGCCCGTCCGATTCAAGCAGCCGAAACGCGTCCAGCCAATCGTTCGGTAAATCGTCCACATCCCAGGGCGCAACCACCGCGCCCCCGCACTGCCTGTTAATCATTCGCGCCAGGCTGATTCGCCTGAAGTAATAATTAACCGTCTTGCCGCTGATGAAAATCTCGTCTAAATCTTCCTCTAATTTTTTTTTACGCCAGCCCGGTGTCCCAAAATAAGCAGCCACGACTGGCCAATCAGCCACCGAAACAGCGCGGGGTCATTCTCTCTGGTATCAGCTTCCAGGGCTTTCACGTCATCGATGCTCATGTGCGTTTCCGGCTGTCCCTGGCTCCAAATCTCACTCAGCCAGGCGGTCATTTTTTCGCCAGTGCTCTCCAATTCCGCGCGCAGCGCATTCATCCGCGCGCTGTCGCGCGTCTCAGCCCCGGCCAGATTGCGCAGTTCACCCAGAATCCGGTCAGAGTCGCGCAGCGAGTTATCAATCTGCTCATACAGCGACGTCGGCGGGTTGACCCACACAACCATCGCCGCCTCGCCATACTCAGGCGCATACTCTGCCAAATTCAACGGTCGAAGAACCTTCTGTAACTTAATTTGCATGATGTACCGCCGCCTTCAGGCGGCTCCTCCTAGTAACTATTCCGGTCCGTCACAACCACCGCCCCAACTTCTTTCGCGGCAGTCGGGTCGTAAAGGCTGGTCATCACCAGCGTGTGCAGGTTGTTTCCGCGGTCTTCCTCGGCCAGCGGAATGACCTCATCCCACGTCCCGGCCAGGTTGAACTTCGCCGAATGGCTCGCGCCCGTCCCAATCTGTGGGCCGCCCAGCGCCAGCTGCACGAACGAAAGCGCCTGCGTGTCGCTGTTGGCCGCGTCCCAAAGCGCATCCGCCGCGCTTAAACCTTCCAGGGTCAGCGACAACTGCGCCCCAATGATGCCCTCGCCGTGCCGGTTGAACGTCTTGGCCGCGCTGCCTGCAAAGTTTGGGTACGGCCCCAATATGATGTCCAGGTCAAACGCTCGCAGGATGTTGGCCAGCTCCGTGCCGCCCAGGCCCGCCCAGCTCGTATCCACGTACACCCGCGCCAGTTTCGCGTTCAACGGCGTGGTCACCGGAATGGCAATCGACCCGGTAAACGTGGTCGGCGTCCACTGCCGCCCGAAATACTCGGCCTCGATGCTCACCGGAGCGGCATCCGCGCCCTGCGCCACCTGGCCGCTGATGCGCACCCGCTGAAACATGCAATACTCGGCCTCAAAGGCCTGCGTGTTGTCGCCCTTCTCAATCGTCAGGCTGTCAGGCGCATTCGCGCCATCAGAAGCCAGGCTCGGCGTAAAATCCCAGGCATAATCGCTCTGGTCGGCAGTCGTCTCTGTGGCCGTTACCGCGCCCTTCAGCCCGCAGCCCAAAATCGGCAGCAAGGCCTGGAAGTACCCCTCCGGGATGCTCAAACTGTCGCTCACCAGGTACTGGTCAATGACCTTCCTGTGTCCCGCCGAACGCACCCCAATGTTTTCGTTGATTTTGCGCGGTCGCTTATACGGCGTAATCGGCCCAACCTGCCCGCCCACCAACGTCCGCGTCGCCGCCACCGGCGTCCCATGCGCAGCCGGGTTCTCCGTGCCAAACTGTACTTTGCTAAAAAATCGGTCGCCCATGATGATTTAACCTTTCCGGCCTTTTTGGCCTGTTTCAAGCTTCACATCAACGTTCTCAGGGTAGCCAGGCGGCACTTCCAGCCGTTCCCTGTACACGCCTTTTTCAATGCAATCCTTCAGCAAGCCGCCAACCCCGTCGGCCTCCGCCTGCTCCTGGGTAATCTCATGCGCCAGGCCAGGAACCCCCAGCCCATCGCCAACGAACACATAAACAATCGCCTTGTCTTTCACTGACTCACCTCCAGGCCATTCAGCGTTTCCTTCACAATCCATTTCGCCACCAGACCCAAATGCTCTGCGCCTGCATTGCCATACTTCAAAGTGCTCATCTCAATCGGCCCGCTTGGGTCTAAAATCATATAATTCACGCGCCCGCCCAGGGTCATATTCGCAGCCGCCGCCCGAATGATGCGCCCCACAAAGCGCAGCACATACGGAATCCGGCTCCTATCCAAATCAGGGGTCAGGTTGAACTCAGCCGTGCCCTTGTAAAAGGCGATTTTCGGCCCACCCTCGGAATACTCTAGGTTGTCCACGTTGTCAAAAAAGGTCAATGCCGTTGGTATGTCCAGCGGAACATTTTGTGGGAACTCATCCCGCTCAAACAGCCGGTACGAGCGCACATGCCCGCCCTTGCCGTCATCCACCTCCCAGACTCTCGTCAGGTCGTCAATCCAGTCCTCAATCATCGCGTCACCAGTTTTTGAACAATCTGCTCATTGGCTTTGCTGTACAAAGCGGCTATCTCGTCGCGCTTGTCCATCACGCCGTAATAAAGGTAGAAAAATCCCTTCCACCGGCGCGCGCCATAGTTCCGGCCTACTTCCATCACGATGCCCTTCAGGCCCTGGCCCTTGTTGGTTCCTACCGCGCCGCGTATCTGCATATTGCTCTTGTTCACGCCCAAATATTTCTTAAAAATGTTTGCGGCCAGCTCACTGGTCAGTTTGGGCGCATTCTCGCTTGCCCGCGCGCCGGCGATTCCAATCGCATCCTGCACCGCCTGGCCCATAATTTCGCTGTATAACTTGTCGAAGTCAGCCAGTTTCTTCAACTGCCGGTCCACACTGCCGGCATCCAACACGCTGTTGATTCGAGCCGCCCCGCGATACCCAGCCATCACCGCACCGCCGGAATGTAATAATTGCTCTTCACCCGCTCGATGGCATCCCGCGGGAACTCATGCAAATAAAAACTCTCGCCACTCTCGGCATTGCCCAACCGCCCGGCATACCCGCCCTGGCTCTTTTTCATCATCAGGGTTGCAATCTGCCGGCATAAATAATTAATGTCGCTCGGCACAACCATCCGAGAGATAGCCGTCGCCGTGGCGTGGGTCGCCGCCTCCGAGCCATTCACCGCCCGCGTCACCGCAAACGACCGGAACGCCCCCACCGCGGCCCCTGAGTTGTGCGCAACCTTCTTGGTCTTATTCCAGCCGCGTATCACAAACGCGCTGTTCGTCTGGATATCCAAAACCTTCATCTGCTCGAACTCGACCTTCAGCACTTCCCCAACCTTCACCGCTGACCCGCTCGCCAGGGCCACCACCTCGCTCGAAGCATCCAGCGCGCTGGCCAGCGTCGTCAGGCTCGCCGAAACCGCGCCGTAACCACGCACAAACTGCCACTCCTCGCCCAATTGCAGCACCATCCCCGGCGAAAGCAGCGAACCATCCGCCACGCTCAGCGTTTCCACGGAAACGCCTTGTTCGCTGGCGGCTGTCGCCCCGGTCGCCTCGCTGCGCTCATACAAGCCCCACACGCCTGGAACCTCAACCCCGTTCACGGCCTCGCTCCAGGACAACGAAACACCGCTGGCCGGGTCGATGCGCAAAAATGGGCCGTCATGCCAAAAAGGGCGGTTATTCTGCGCCGTCGAGCGCAATACCACATCCGCCTGGCTGACCGTGACACCCGCATTGTTGATATCGTCAGTCAGTCGTAGCAGCGGCGGGGTATACAAAACAGAGTCCCGTGCGCTGAGCTTCTGCGTTTCCAGGAAGGGCAGGAACATCCCAATTTCCCGGCTCAAATACTCACTGGCAGGCAAAATGAAACGGGACAAAACGCTCACATCCAGGCCGCTTGCGCCTTCCGCGTCGTCATTCAATTCATCCAGGGTGCAATAGACTTGTAGGTTCATCAGGTTTAGGGTGGGTTGGGATTGCTGCGCGAGGAGGAGCACAGCAATCCCAAGCAATAAGGCTCCAACCGGCGGGGAGGGTCGCCGGAAATGGACAACTAAGACTCGCCCGGCTCTTCTGCATCGGGCGCGGTCGCCTTTTCAGTGCCGCGCCGGCCGGTCGCCTTTTCAAGGCCTGCCGGTTGGGCATAGCCGCCGGCAATCAGTTCTTTGGCTTCCTTGTCGGGTACGTCATATTCTTTACCAGGTTCGCGCACCCCTTTTGGGCCCGCTTGCAAGGTCAACATTTTGATTTTCATGGGGTACTCTCCTTGAGTAGAAGTGGCTTCCATCCCCTGCCTGAACACGAGCAGGGGATGGAACAATCAGGCCGCAGGTTACGCGGTGCCTTCCGCTGGGCTGACGTGCAACTCGGCGTCGATGGTCGCGCCCTGGCTGGTCGGTGCCTTGCGCGGCGCATCGTACAGCAGGGCATAAATGTCGCCGGTGATGGTCGCGGCACCTCGCACAACCTGCACATCGACATAACGCTTCGCGGGCCGATACAGGTCAATCAGGAACGAATCACCGTTGTCACCGGTGACAATCTTCGTCCCGGCCAGGTCTGCGCCGTCAGACATGCCGCTGTCAGCGCCTTGGCGCGCCTTGGCGTAATTGCCTGCGTTTGCAGTGGCAATCGAGCCGAAAAACATCACGCCTTCGAAGCCCTGCATGTCAACGGTGTCGCTGGTAATCAGGTCGGTGCCAGAAGCCTGGCCCGCCTTTACCTTGATGAGTTTGGTGTTCTTGCTCAGGTTCATGGTTTTCTCCTTGTCTATTCATCCGATGAGACGAACAAACGAAGCAATTGTGGCTATCCGAGTTTCACGCGGACAAAAGCCTCTTCGAGCACCGGCATGGCGTCGGTTTCGAGTTCGGCATGGAAGCCAATCTGGCCGGTCTTGGCATACAGTTCCACCAGGCGCTGGAAGTCCATATCCAGGCTGTCAGCAATGTGGTAGAAGCTGAAATCGGCCAGGATGCCAACATACAAGCCGGAAGTGAACGTGTTCGGGGCATACTCGCTCATCGCCAGGGGTAGGTTCAGCAGCCGGTCTGGTTCTCCTGCGCGCACAGATTCGCGCCAGATGTACTCGCCGGTGGTGCTGTTTTTCAACTTGGCGAGCTGCTTGACGCCGTCGCGGTGGAAGAGCCACTTCGACCCGGGCCAATACTGCGGCTTCAGCGTAAACTTGGCATTTATCAAGCCGTCAGCGGTCATCGCTGTAGACGTGTTGTCCGTGGCAACGTCGCGCGCCGTGCTGATGCCCTGCGTGCTGGCTGTAAAAACGCCCAGCGGCTGGTTCGAGCCGTGGCCAGTCATGAATTTCTTTTCCTGGGTCACAGCAATCTTGTAGCGCATCCGGTCGATGACCAGCTGCTCCGAATCGGGGCGCAGGCGCAGCAGCTTGCGGCTAATCTTGATGCCCTTCTTCAACGGCTGCGGCTTCAACTCGCGCTTGCCAAACGCCATGCTGGCGTCATAAGTGATTTCGGCGATTTCAGTCGTCCACTCCCCATCGTCCGGGTCGGCATCCAGCGAGACAATCCCCAGACTGTCGGCATTGAGCACCGGGATGACCGTTGCCCAACCAGGCTGGCGGAAAAAGACAATGTTGTCAACCGCCATCAGCAGCCGCGCCACAAAGGCAGGCGGTGGCTTTAAGAACCCGCCCGAAGGGTCATTCCCGGCCACCAGGCCGTCGCGCCGTTCCATTTGCGGCACCTGCTGGCCGCGCAAAAAGCCCCGGAACGCATCTCGGTACTCAGCCGATTCGCGCATGGCATACGCACGGTGCTCGCGGGCCTCGCGCAACGCGGCGCGGTATAGTGGGGCAATTGACCCGACACCAGAACGGTTTTCAGTCTCGTCATCCCCTTCACCCGGCTCAGGGCGCAGGGTGCTCCCATCCGGCTCATCCAGGCCGCGCTCTTCCTGCTCCAGCCATTGCTGGCGTTGGGCCGCGCGCGCCTCGCGCTGTTCCTCTTCCTGGATTTCCTGCCCCAGGGCGGTTGCTTCGTCCATGATGGCGTCATAGCGCTGCTCTTCATCAGCCGTCAAGCCGCGCTTTTCCTTCTTGGCGAGAGCATCAATCTGGCGCGCCTCGTAAACAAGGTTGGCGCGCTTCATGCGTTTTTCACGTAAGGTAGTCATTAGTTGTTCCTCCGAAAGATGAGAAAGAAAAAGGTTATTCGAGCGCCAACAGTTCGAGTTGTCGCTTCAGCCAATCCTGGCGCGCCTGCGCCATATTTTGGTTTTCGGCTTCGGTTGGGTGCTCCTCCTGGGGCGGCGCAACCGTCAACATCGATTCGAGCGCTGTTATTGCTGAACGCACCATTAAGCGGTCACCATCGTTAATGTCGCCTGATTTCGAACGCTCAATGGCCTGCGATAAAGCCTGGTAATCAATCCCGACCGCGGCCAGCGCAGAGCGCACGGCAACGTCGGTTCCTTCGTAGCCCGGAAAAGTCACGACCGAAACGTCATACAGCCGCACTTCCACAAGCTCCCGAATTCGCTCCTGCGTAACGGTATCATCGAGCCATTCCTGCCGGAGCGCGCGGAACATGAACGACATCTGGGTAATATCTCGCCGCCGAATAGGCTCCAACACCATGTCATTGATGAGCTGCGTTTTGGGTGGGTCAACCCTAATCAGCAAGCCGGTTTCATCCTCGCGCATTTCCAGTGTTTTGCTCTTGCTGCGCCCCAGGACAATATTGGCATCATGGTTAAAAAGCGCGCGCACATCCTGCTCAAGAATGGTCTTCGTAAACGCGCCTCGGCGAATGCGCTCCCGATATCCACCCAGGTCAACAGACAACTGGTTAAAGACCGCCGCATGACCGACAATCAAAGGCGGCTGGCCATCGGCCCGCTCTTCGACTTGCAAACTGTCAAAATCAAAAGTCAATGTTCGTTTTTCAAGTTCAGTCATCCTGCTCCTCCTGGGTAAAATTCGCCAGAATCATGCTGTTTAGAGCGTCAAAATCGCTCTCGAACGTCTCTGACCGGCTCGCGCACCAGTCAGAGAACAAATCTGCAAAATTGTCTATGCCAAGGCTTCGCACATGGCGGTAATCGTCAGAGCACATTCGCCGCGCCAGGTTGCGTGCTACACTGGTAGCCAAAATGGCAACCTCAAGTTCGTTCAGTGGCTTGCTTACCATGCGCTTCCAAATTTCAATCTGCGCGCGCGCCACAGGTTCGAACTGTGCGGCAACAAAAGCCTCATGGTCTGCGTAAAAATTCGGCAAGGTTTGTGCAAAGCCATCCCGGCGCGCCAATGCCAACACATCGTTGCGCTGCCTTCGTAACACGCGCTCTGCCACATCCCTGAAGGTGTGCCACTGAGCCTGTAAAATGCTGCGCTGCGCCACCGGCTGCTGGGGTTCGTATCCGAGTGCAACCGAGTTGAGCGGCACCCGTGGCGTATCCCCACCTTCGACCGGGTTGCGGTTTTCGGCCTCGCGCACATCGTTGATGGTAAGAAACCCATTCGTGATGCCCTGGGCGAAAGCGTTGTACCGTGAAGCCAGGTCGCCGCGCAGCAACGCCTCCACCAGGTGCTCGGCATAATAATCGCGCCGCTCTGCACGCGTCAGCAGGCTTCTCGAAACTTCCTGCTCCCAGCGCACAAACCACGGCCGCATGGTGTACGTCACAAAACGCAGTCCAAAGGCCTCAACGCTTGCATAAGTCGCCGATGCGCCATTGATGGCCAACATATCCAGGGAAATCCCGAAGATGCGCGCGATTTCCGCCACCGTCATCTCCGCAGATTGGATAAACTGGCTATCTTCGTTGCCCACGCCGAGCTTCTCGATTTCCATCCCATCTTCCAAGATGGCAACCCTGTGCTTTTTATCGAGACCCTGATGCCGCTCTTCCCAAGTTTCCCGCAAGCGGCCGTATGCCTTATCGCCGAGTTCTTTGGGGTGTTTCAATACAACGCCTGGCTCAGCCCCATTGCTGAAGTAGGACGCGCCGTGTGTCTGAATTGCCTGGGCCATACCAATCGACTCGCGCGCCAGGTCAGTCGGGGAATAACCCCACAAGCCGTTACGTGTCATCCAGCGCACATGGAAAACACGGTCAGATGGGATGCCCACCGGGTATCCACCTGCCGAATTAGGCAGGGTGATGACGTACCACAATCTTCCTTGCCGCCGCTCCATTCGCACCCGGTCAGGGTTGAGCGGCCATAACGCGCGCACCCGCCCAGCACGGTCAAACTCGATTTCGGACAACCCATTGCCGCGAGACGCCACATGAGACGTAATCGTCTCTCTGTAGGTCATGGCCGTCATCTCCGGGTTGGGCACATCATGCAAAAGCGAGTACAGGTAGTGGTCGTGCGCGCGCTGCTTCCCGCGCTCCAGCCGTTTGTACGTAATAAACGGCAAACTGCCCGCCGTCTCCGAAATGATGCGCACACAGGCCAGCCAGGCCGAGACGCGCAGCGCACTCTCTGGCGTGACCATCACTCCCGATGTGCTTACATCTCCGCCCGCCAAAACCCGGCTAAATTCACTGTCCGGGTCCGTTGACGGGTGGTAGCGGCGCTCAAACAGCATCCTTGTTCTCCTGGGGGCTGCGCCGCATCGCGTTTGCAAACGCTGTCGCGAGCAGCACCGCCCCAACACCAAACAATGCCTGGCCTAACCCAATCCAAACCCACAAACCAAAAAATACGGAAATCAGGCCTATCATGTACAAAACTTCAGAAGGCCCAAAGTAAAAGCCCCTCATCTGACCTTCCTTATTTGGTCTTGCTGTCGGGCATCATGGGCCGATAAAACGCCGTTAAATTTAGATACCTCGCCAGAAAGTCGCTTAACCTCGTCTGACAAAGCCGTCAGCGCATCACTCGTCTCCTTGCGTTGCAACACGAGAAAATCCTGCCATTGCTTGTCGCGCGCTTCAATCGCTTTCAAGAAAATCGCCACGAGCTGGAGCGCAAACCAGATAAAAACACCAACCAACGGGACCTGGATAAGTAGGCCGATATACTCCATAACTCCCCTTACTCGATTGAACTTCGTACTTGTTTGGTCATCGGGTTTCTCCGGGAAACAAAAAACGCCCATCCTGCACAAAGCAGGACGGGCGCATCAGTTCCGTCAAACGTCTCGGTCTACACCAAGACTGCAAATATTTACTTATTCATTTTAGGACTTTTGTTCTTGTTTGTCAATATAAAATAAATTGTGCGACCGTTTGGCCTGAGGGGGGCAGGTCAAACGGTCGCTGGTTTCTATTTTAGAATATGCGTTCTGTTCTGTCAAGGGTTCAATTTGCGTATTCTCCGGTTTGGTACAGCATGTCTTTGATGTCCTGCAACTGCCCTTCAATGTGCGCCAGGCTGCCAACATGGCCCCAATGAACCGCTTCGGTTCTGCCCCTGTCAGATTTCTCAATCCCGACCTCAATCTGCTTAAGAAGTTTCTTGATTGCCGCCTGTTTCTCTTCGTATTTTGCGAGTGCGCTGTCGTTTGTTTTCATGGTTTGGTTTCCTTTCTTGCCATCATTAGGCCGCTGTATGCCAGGAAAGTCAAGCCTACAAAGTGCGAATACCGCGCGATTCATAGACTGATTTCTGCTCCGGATGGCGCAAGGCAAGGTCTAGGGCCATAATCAACGCCACCACTCCGTCTATTTTTTCGCGGCTTCGAGACTTGTCCGGCTTAATGTTGCCGGCCGGGTCCAGTCTCGCGACTACGTTATCCATCATCCAGGTCAATACCGGGTTGTTGCCGTGCTTGATTTTTTTCGCAAGAATCAACCGCTCCAGCTCTTTCATCGGTGGCGACATCGAAGCATACCCTTGCCCAAACGGCAGCATGGTCATGCCTTTGTTTTCGAGCACCTGCACCACACGCGCAGCGCCCCAACGGTCAAAAGCACCCTGGTCAATATCGAACATATCGGCATCCTTTTCTATCTGCTCAAATATCCAGTCATAATCAATAACATTCCCTGGCGTGGCCTCCATGAACCCGGCCTTCACCCACTCCTCGTATTTGACCCCCTGGTCGCGGGTACGAATGCTCATATTGTCTTCTGGTATCCAGAAGCGGCAAACCACATAATACTCTCCGTCATCACCTGCAAAAACCATAACCCAGGCTGTTATATCGTCTGTGCTCGACAAGTCCAACCCAGCATAAGCCACCTGGCCTTTCATCTTTTCTGGCAATTCTAGGGCTGGGATATTTTCAATGCCACAGGCGCGCCAGGAATCCATGTTCATCCACTTTACTTCGCCCTGCGTCCACACGTTCAGTTCGCGCCGCAAAAAATTATTCAAGGCTGCGGCCATTTCCCCGGCCCGCTTGGCCTTTATGCGCATGTCTTCCCATTTTTTTGACACACCCAGGTTGGGGTTCGACTTCACCCAAACAGACTCATCTCGCCAGTCATCGCCCTCATCCAGCGTATAAATAATGCCAAACCACGAATCATCCACGTACGAATCGTCTCGCCAACCCTCGAGCACCTTGCGCGTGTATTCATGCTTTTCATAGCACACGCTTTGGCGGTCCATGCCCGCCGTCGTTATCATAATAATCAGCGGCTGCTCGCGCGAGCCGGTGGCCGTTTCAAGCAACTCCAGCGTCTCGCGGCTTTTATGAGCATGCAGCTCGTCGACGACAGCGCCGTGAACGTTGAGCCCATCAAGACTATCCGAGTCACCACCCAGCGGCTCGTACTTGCTGGCCGTCTGCTCGATGCTCAAATTATCCTTATAAATTCGGATATATTTCTTGAGCAGCGGGTTCTTGCGCACCATCCGAATGGCCTCCTGGTGCACAATGCGTGCCTGGTCGCGTTTCGTGGCCGCTGAATAAACCTCCGCCCCGGCTTCGCCGTCAGCAAAAGCGAGATATAAGCCATCACCGGCGCTGTCGGTAGACTTGCCATTCTTACGTGCCACTTCGATGTACGCGCTGCGAAACCGGCGTGTGCCGTCTGAGTTCATCCACCCAAACATCGCCCAAGTCTTGAACTGCTGCCACGGCTCTAATACTAAGTTTTGCCCAGCCCACTTGCCTTTGGAATGCTTTAATATCCCCTTAAAACGCAAAACGCGCTCAGCGGCATCCCGGTCGAACCACAACCCACGTTCATGGCCATGCGCTAAGTCGTGTAAATGGCGCTCACACGCCAGGCGAACCCAGCGGCAAGCCACGATTTTGCCCGCCACGACATCGTGTGCATATTGTTCTGCCGGATGAAGTACCGCTTTCATCTTCGCCATTTCACTGCTTGTTGACCTTTACTTTGTCGCCGAACAACATACGGGCAATTTCATCGTCATCGCTTGGTTTTTCTGATGACACGCGCGACCGGCTCGACGGCGTCATGCCGAATTCCGCAGCAATCTTGACCAACCGGTTCAGGGCGCTGTTTTTGATACCAACCCACGGGTTTTGGTACATGCCGCCCTTTTCAGAGACAATAACGGCACCCTGCACCGTTATCTCTTCATCCGCCTCGATGTAATCAGACCAGGCCTGGCAATAGGCAACCAACGCGGCCCGGTCAATCCGGCTCAACAGCCCGAGGGCATGCAGCTCCTTGGTAATGCGCCGCCATTCTGCCTTTGCAACATCAGGCAGGTGTGACGGGCAGCGTGGCACCACACTCTCTGGCTTTGGCTCTTTTTTGTTCAGTGCCCGTTTTCCAGGGTTGCCTTCTAGTTTTTTAACTTCAGTGGGCTTTGGCTTTCTCCCCCTCACGGCTCCTCCAATTCTGGACTTTGGCCGGTAGCGGTTGACCAGCGCTCAAGGCCAACTGCCACATACTTGGGGTCATTGTCCATTGCGCGGCATACCCGCCCCAGTCGCTCACAGGCCATCAGGGTTGTTCCAGAACCGGAAAATAGGTCAAGCACAACTGCCCCGGGCTTGCTGGAGTTGGATATAGACCGCTCGACCAGCTCAAGCGGCTTCTGGGTAGGGTGGTCTTCGCTTTTCTTGGGCCGGTCGATGCACCATACATCAGACTGCTTGCGGTCCACCACCTCGACCAACCGGGCGGCATCCCCGCGCCAGCCATACCACATAGGCTCAAATTGGGTGTGGTAATCCTTCCTGGAGAGCACCAGCTGGTCTTTGACCCATACGATGGTAGATGACCAGTGAAAACCACGCTCACGCAATTGTTGGTCTATCACCGGCCACTCCTGTGAGCCCATCACCAGGTAGATCGGCGCACCGGGTACACAAAACTCCCACATCCGTTTGGTAAACTTCTCTACAAAAAGCGGGAAGTCTTTGCCCAGGTTATCGTTGTTCATCGTGCGTACCTTGTAACCCTGTGCATTTTCGACATCGACTCCGCCGCCGTAATTGACATTCCAGGGCGGGTCGCTCCATATCATCTGCGCGAGGTCATTCCCCATCAACCGCTTCACATCGGCCTGCTGGGTAGAATCGCCGCACATGATGCGCTGCTTACCCAGCCGCCACATCTGGCCCGGCTGCACTTGCCACTTGGCCTGCAGCTCATCGGCGCGCTCAAGTTCTGGCCCCGGGTCGTCAAGGACCGGCTTCGTTTCTGTAGAAACGCCAACCAACTCGTCGAGTTCAGCTGGTTCAAAGCCGGTAAACAGGTCGCCCAGGCTCCCGGTCAGTTCTCGCAAAACATCTTCATCCCAACGGCTAAACTCTCCCACGCGGTTATCTGCAATCCCAAATGCCGCCGCGGTGGCTGCGTCATCATCCACAAAAACAACAGCGATGTGACTCCACCCCAATTGCAAAGCCGCGCGATAGGTGCCATTTCCAGCCTCAATCTTTCCGTTCTGTAGCCGGTTCACAACAATGGGTTTACGTTGTCCATATTGTCGCAGGCTGCCCGCGATTCGCTCTACATCATGCCCAATGCGTGCATTGGCCGGGTCTTCATGCAGGCTCGCAACGGGTACTGCCAGGGGTCTCAAAGATTCAGTAATATAGGACAGGTCAGTCATTGGGGCTACTTCCTTTCAGGCATCTTCCCCGTCATCAGGTGCCATCGTTCCAGGGTCGCGGCTACATAGTGGGGGTCAATTTCAGCAGCCCAGCAGACTCGGTTTAGAATTTCACAAGCAATCAAAGACGTTCCAGACCCGCTGAAAGGGTCAAAAACAACCTCGTCTGGCCGGGTATAAAGCAAGATATGCCGTGCAGGGATTTCCAACGGAAATGCGGCCACATGGCCATGCGCGCCAGCTGTGCCCTTGATGTCATTCCAATACGAGCGCAGCGCCCACTTCTGGTTTGTTTTTCCCTGCCCTCGGCTCTTACCGTCTCGATTGTAGAAAGTTTCAAGCGATAGTATGTCTTGCTCGTTCAAGGAATCGGTAAAGCTCAACGGCAAGCCGTCATCATGTTCAAATGCGCCAATAAACTCCGAGTGCTGGTCAATCAAATCACTCTTGGGCGATAAAGCTGCAACCTGGCCTTCCTTCAGCCAGTGCCTTACATGGCGCAAATTCCAGCCATGCGGGTAGAAAGCATTGGCCCACTTATCTATCAGCAATAACACCTGGCGCTTCTTGCGTTTATCAAACGACGTTGTGAAACCTGTTCCGGTATTAATCACAATACGTGACTCGTCAACGCGCACCACGGATGCAATGACTCGGGCAACCTCGGCGATAAACTTCTCTATCTCTTCCACACTTTTCTCGCGCTCATAATCTTTACCGACCCAATAAGGCGGAGATGTAACTGCCAGCGCCGCTACTCCGCCCCACTGCAAGGCCCCAATGTCCAAGCGCATCGTATCTGCGCAAACTAATGTGTGCTTGCCGAGCTGCCAGGCCTGGTCGGAAGCAGTTTGCCATTTTTCGCAAAGCTCGAGCAGATGGTCATCCTGCGGCCCTGGGTCCACCATCAGCCCATCTCCCCGCTCTCCCAGGACATCACGTATTTCACCATCCGTGAAACCCGTAAACAGGTCATCAACGGTTGGCAGCAAAGCCCCAAGCGCATCGAGGTCCCACTCGCTCAACTCACTCAGGCGGTTGTCCGCGATTCCATAAGCGGCTGCGGTGGCCGGGTCATCTTCAACAAAAACAACCGCAATGTGGCTCCAACCTATCCGCTTGGCTGCAAGCCAAGTTCCATTGCCTGCCTCGATTTTGCCGTTTTGCAGGCGATTGGCAATAATGGGTTTGCGCTGTCCATAGGCTTTCAAAGAAGAGGCTATCCTGTCCAGCGCGTGACCTTTCCGCGCGTTGGCCGGGTCGATATGCAAATCGTCAATAGGGACGGCCAGACTTCTTAAGCCTTCCGCTATATAAGTGAGGTCATCGGTCATAATTTGAAACCCTTATTCTTTTTCCAAAAAGCATTTCTTCCAGTTCGCTCTCCGCGTTGGGTAGTTCAACTTTGACTCGTGAGCGGCTACTAGGTGTCATTCCAAACTCAGCACCAAGCTTGTTCAACTGGTCAAGTGCGCGATTTGCTATTGCCAAGTAGGGATTCTGAATAATGTTCCCGGCTGCCGTTTTAATAATTTCGCCTTTTTCGCGCACCATCCTTTCGGCCTTCAACCAGCGAACATAAATCACGCAATACATGGCAAGCGCATCTTTGTCAACAGTTGTAACGAGACCGAGAGTGTACAGTTCCTGAACAACGGCCAACCATTTGTTTTTCTCATCATCGCCCAAATGTTCTGGAGCCGAGGGAAAAACTATTGTTGGACGAGGCTCTGCATGGTTGATTGCTCGCTTTCCAGGATTGCCTGCGAGCAATTTCACGGTGGTAGGTTTTGGTTTTCGTCCTCGCATTCATACCTACCCCCCCCTACCTAATTTCGCGGGTAAATACGCACGACCCATGCGCCGGTCTAGCGACCATAGACTGTGAAGATTTAATCCCCCCTACCCCCTCGACGACTGCCATCGTGCGCGGTCTTGCGGTTATTGCAAGTGACACACAAGGATTGGTAGTTGGTTTCATCATCACGACCTCCTTGTCGTAACGGAATAATATGGTCAACAATGGTTGCCCGAACCAGAAGCCCACGGTGAACGCCATACAAATCAACGCACCACGGATGCTCTTCCAGCCAGGCCTTGCGTTTCTTCTGCCATGCAAACCCGTAGCCTCGACGGGTGGCATTGGGCCGGTTATCAGGCGGACGTGGGAGTCGGTGCTCATCACACCGGCTCCCTTCGTAGACCAGCGCAGGACAACCCGGAGCGGCGCAAAGCCGGGGCGGCTTCCTGGGCATTAGAACGGAAATTCCCTGCTGCCTGAATGCGAGAACGCCCGCAACCCCAGGCCTTTGACAAGAAACAGGTGCAGTCCCTTCGTCCCGGCTACCTGGACGATATATCCAAAGACCAGGCCGAGGACTTTGACGACATCAAGTATTTGTGAATCGACAGCTGCATAGTCGAAGCTGGGATGAAATCCCAACACAACAGCAATGCCGGCAAGGCCCAACAGATTGAACACGGCCGACCATACCCCAGCGGTGTCGTCGGCAACGACCCCTGCCCACTTGAGCACGTCGACCAACAAACTGAACAAAGCCTGCAGGCCAATCATGCTGCCGGCAATGACCAGGACGATATCCAAGTCCAGGCCGAACAAAGCCAACACGGCAGCAAAAACAGCCACCAGCCCAACTGGGAGGCCCAGGCTTTTCAAAACAGATTCGAGATTGAACTTCATAGTTTTCTCCTTGGTTAGGTAAGTGGAAACAAAAAGCACCCGACGCCATAAAGGCGCCGGGTGCATCATTTCCGACAAATGTCCCGGTCTACACCAGGACTGCAAACGAATAGATTGTTACAGCACTACTTTTAGAACAAAACCTCCTTTCATTTTTTATTATACATGTTTTTGCCCAGTGACGACCTGTTCACATCTGCTCACAAAAACTCAATATCCATGTCATTATCCAATATTACCAGCTTCGAGTCTGGCCCGAAATTATCCAACCATTGTTGATGAATTCTTTCAAGAGCGGCTGCTGATAACATACGGGAAACCTTCAACACCGCAATCTTTTGTGGAGAAGCCGTCACAGGTAGCAGGACATGCTCACTTCCTGGTGCGCCACAAGCGCAACAACAACCCCGATAATCCAGAAATAAAACACTCCTGCAATAGTCACAATGCGGAATGTCGGCGTCTGAGTTACCAGTAAGGCTCAACTTCTTTGGTGGCGGCGGGACCGGTACATAGCTCATTGTGTTCCTCCATTCGCCTTTAACCAAAAACTGAAGATTTTAGGTATGGCATTTTCTTTCACGTATTGCGCCAGCTGGTCGTGATGCTTCTGGCAAAAGCGCATACGGTCTGGAGATTCTTTTTCTGCTTCACAGACCAATTCGGAACAACCATCAAACGAACATTTTTCCGCAACCATTGTTACGGTTTTATCTTTACTATGTGCAATATCAACACCTATAAATGGCGTGGTTTCTTCGGGGCAGATGCAGTTATAAACATTCCCGCCACATTGACCACACTTCCAAATGCACTCATCTTCATGCAAGCCATTACACTCACCGTATGGCTGACCAGATATTCCGCAAAGTTCCATTTTATTTTTCCTTTACTTCGGCGGCTTCCAGCATGGCGAGTTCGTTTTTGCTGGTAAGACAGTGTCGATGCAAAAACACAGCATAGGGTTTATCCGTACATTCAGCCATGCCATAGAGTCGGATAGTTTCACCTTCCAGGCGTTTTCCGCATGTATCACAGTAACGACTTCTGCGAGGCTTTTTTATAATTCTCAAAGATAACGTTGGCATCTTTTCTCTTTTCTCGGCAGTCCGCCGAGTTCATGATTGCATTACCCCATCACCCACCGCTATCGCCGGGTAATGCGACATCAAACGCAGATAAGCCTCGGTCGGCGGCTCTGTCCAATCGACCTCCTGTCCGCAAATAGTGCAGACAATCCCCGAACAGGCCCCAATAATAGCCCTGGCGCGCGCTGCGGGCAGCTCCTGTGGCTCATCACCGCGCTCAACGGATGCCTGGTACAGATACAGCGCAGATGTGACGCCCTTGCCGTGCTTGACCTGCCTCACCTCGCCCAAAACATGAGCATGCTTTGATGGGGTCGGCCAATACTTGCGTTCGTTTGCTGGCATCCTCACTCCTCCTTAACCAAACCGGTGATGTCGCTGAGTTGGATATCGCGCACCTTCTGCGTGGACAAGTTCTTGACGCGCACACGGGTTGTTCCTGGCATCCCTATCACATCTTCAACGTCGCCAAAATATCGACGCGCGTTGTACTGGTACTGCACCGTTGTGCCGGGCTTGAGCATCGATGCCGCTACATTGTGCAAGTTCTCGTTCACGCGCTTTTGTTCAGCCAACAACCGCAGCAGCACAGACAAGTTCAGTTCTGGTCGTAGGTCGCGCATATCAGTCATCCTCCGTTTCCACAGAAACAGCCCGAAGAACAAATTTCACGTCTCGAAACCCATCCAACTGCTCTGCAAAATGTGCCTGAATGCTCTCGCCGAGTCGCTCACTCACCCAATCGACCGCAAACGCATTCCGCGCGGCCAAATAAACAATCCCGTCCCGATACCCCTGTAGGCGCACATCCTTGACCCAGGTTTCGTAGGCGGCTCGGGGCAGTGATTCTGCATAATGCTCGAGCAGACTGCCCCAAACACTCACTGCGGCCAGGCTCTCGGTAGTTTCAGGCCAATCCCCCTCAATCACCGCGGACGGGTCAATGCTGATGCGCGTTTCAGTCTCTGTCACCCGCTCATAATCAACCCCATTCAGGCAACTCACCACATGCCTGCCCCCCGTCTCGCCGCACCGCGGGCACCGCTGCACATGATATTCGGCCAGGCCGACCGCGGCCAGGTAGTCATACGTCAAAAATTCAAATGGATTGCTCAAGTATTGCGGGTCCGGCCGCTTGTTTGCGTCGACCTTTTTGCCCTTTTTGAGTTCGCGTCGAATGGCCCGATAGACAAATCCCACCGGTGACATCAAGTCATCCCGCGATTGGTACCCCTGCGCCATCCAAGCCAATATCTCGCGTATCGGCCTGGCCCTGACCACATCATCGCATCGCACCGACTTCCCGAGCAGTCGGTACGCCTCCCTGCACAAACTCTCCGGCGTGGTCTTTTCGGCCAATTCAGGTTCCGAAAAATCGGAACCTGCCCCAGAGTCTAGGTAGTTAGAATCTTCTAAGGTCTTTAAAGAACTAGAAGACTCTAGACTCTCTAGTCTAGAGTCTTCAGAATCCGATTTATCGGATTCTGACCCGTTTTCGACGTCGAAAACGATGTTTCGTTGTTGTTTTTCGCTGTCGGCCCTGCCAGAATCCGAAAAATCGGAACCTGACATCAACGCTCCTTGTTCGCCTTCCAGCGCATCGAACATGCCTGGCAGCGCATCTTGATATCCCGTGGCCAACCCGTACCACTTTTCGCCGCGCTCACGAACATCGACCGAAACCACCTGCAGGCCTTCCAGCACGCGCAGAGCCTTGCGCACGTCGTCATCGTTGCTGTCTGCCCATATCACCAACTCCGACGTGGTCATCATGCGCCGGGTCATCAAAAAGACCACAAATATTGTCGATGGCAAACCTTTCAACGACCGGGTGAACATCATCCGAGTATTCATCAACGCACCTCATCTTTCTGCTCTACTTCCCGGGTCGCATAACCGCGCCAGTTGCGCGCAGTCTTCTCTTGCGGTAAGTGATATTTTTCCTGAATTTGCCGTGTGCTCATCTTCGCAATTTCGACCACCTCCCCGTCAGAAATAAATGGCCGAACCTTCCGCCAGTCTGCCGGAAAGTTTCCGGAAACTTTCCCTTCGTCGTCGGCAACTTTCCGGCCATCTTTCCGAGCGTCTTTCCGCTCTTGCCGGGCAGTTTCCGCCCGAAATTCCCTGTCGGCCTGCCCTGCCCGCAGTGCCACAATCAACGCAGAGTTGAGCGCCAGAAGTGATAGAAGACCCACTGCCACAATTTTTACGTAAGGCAGCGAGTCGGGGTCGGCAATGGCATACCAATCCAACAGGCCGTTCACCAGGATAATGATGACCACATAGGCCACCACCGCCAGGATTGCCAAACCCATAGGCGCAGCATCGTCAGACTTCAACCGCGTCCGGTTCCAGTTCCAAAACTGGATGGCCGTATGCACTCCGGCCAGGCCGATGGTTTCGACCACCAGCGCCACAACTATCACTGCACCCACGTCCCACCACTCCTTACCTTTCGCAAGGTAGTAATAGGCGTTGTAGGCCGCAAAATAGGTCGGCACCAAAGGAGCCAACCAGGGGCTTATTCCTGCAACAAAATCAAGTAATCGCTTTTCGAACATCAGCATCTCCTTGCCCCTGCAACCCGCAAAGGCAGCACACAGGTTATGGATTAGGCCCGGTAAGTCAAGCCCGGTCGCCGCCCAAATCAGCGTCAAAATGGGCTGGTTGGGCTGGTTGCCGGTTGGTCAGGGCTGGTCAGGGTTGGTTGGGTTGGTCGGTTGGTTAGCAATTTCACCAATTTAGGTGTTATATACAGCCCATTTGCCCGCGCCGGGTCGTTCCGGGCCCAACCGCGCATCCTCCAGTCAGCCTGCAATCGCCGCGCCTCCTGCTGACCCAGGCCCAAGCCCATCAGGGCCTCGCGGCTCACCTTGCCATCCGCTTCGAACCATGCCCGCTCGGCAAGCACCCGCTCGTCATCCGAAATCACTGGCAGCGCCCGCTCCGAGTCGCCCAGGCTGGCAGCCTCTACAAAATAGGCCTGCATCGGCCCATGCCGGTTGCTAATCGCCAGGCCCGGTCGGCTCTCCGGAATGCGCTCCGCACCCTTGCAGCCCATAATCGCCGCCATCTGGCCCGAAGCCACCCGAAAACACACGCTCAGGCCCACCTGGTCGCGCACCGGCCCCATCACGGCCTTGGTAAACTCCTGGGCCGCAAAAACAAAGTGAACGCCGAACTTACGCCCGCGATAGCCCAGGGTCGCCAGCGACTTCCCCATCTCGCCCCGCGCCCCGCCCAGGGCCGTCAAAACGCTCGACGCCTCATCCAGGATGACCAGGATGCGCGGCAGCGGCTCCACGCCCGGCAGCGCGTTGTACTCCGACAGTTTTTGCGGTCGCTCAGGCCGGTTCACAAACAACGCCGCGCGCGTCTCGAACTCACCGATGGCCCGCTCCACCAGCCCAAACGCTTCCTGCTCCGACCGCGCCACCGGCGCGCCCAGGTGCGGGCTGCCGTCCAGCATCCCAAAGGTCAACTGGTCAATGTCCGAAACCAGCAGCCTCATCTCATCCCGGCAGGCCTGCAAGGCCAGGCTTTGCAGGAAAACCGATTTACCCGAACCGGTCGCGCCCAACACGGCCAGGTGCTTCAGGCTTTCCCAATCCACCACCACCGGCTGCCCGGTGAAACGCACACCCAGGGCCAGCTTGCCGCGCGGCACATCCGGCGGCAAATCCACCCGCCTAGGCAATTTCGGCAACTGTGACAAAAGCACCACATACCGAATGCCGCTGTGGTTCGACAGATACACCGGCATCCCGCCCAAATCCGTGCTCAACTGGTGCAGCAACTCGGGCCGCGTATACGGGCCGTGGTCGCCGATTTTGGCCGTGTCGAGCACGGCAATCAACGGGGTCATCCCGGCCAGGTGGGTGATATAGAAGTCGCTGAACACCGGAGCCAATCGACGGCGCGCCAGCGACTGAGACAACGTCGCCCGCACGCTCTCAGCCATCCGCATATAGCGGTGCGATATCGTTACGTTAGTCATTTCCGGGCACCTCCTCGTGCCCCAATTCGCCATCGATGGCGTCTCGCGCAATGCTCGGAATCACATCCCCAAGCAGCGGGCGCGCCTCCTCGGGCCGCAAAACCCTTATTTCTTGCACAGGCCCCGGCAACTGCCCCATTTGCGCCGCTACGGCCTTCCTGGGCGGCCTGCCTGGCCCGTTCTGGCCGCGGGTCGCCAGGTCGACCAGCTGGTCGCGCCCGGTCGTGGCCGCCTGCATCGCCCGGTCCGTCAGCATCGGGATATGCGGTTTACCCTTGTGAACGTTCATCACCGGCTCAGGATTGCGGTCGGCGTCATATACCGCCCCGTCCACCACCAGCAGCGGGGCGTCGCCGCGCTCATCCCGTCGGATAGGCCGCACCCTGGCCCAGCGCCAGGCCACGGCCAGGACGAACACCACCACCACAACCAAGACTACCCAGGGCACGACCGCCTGTACCTCGTTCATCATGCGCTCGCGGCTGATAGCCAGTTCCACGCTCACGGCCTGGCCGTGATACGTAGTCGCCAGGGCCGCGGCAGCCGCCGCATCCACTGTCGCCGTGTAATCGGGCGTCGCGGTCGGCGCGGGGGTTGGCGTCCAGGCCCCGGCTGTGCCGGTGGCCCTGTCGGCCCGCTGGGTGGCATCTGCCGCCGCTGTGGCCGTCCAGGATTGCATTATCCAGGCCTGCCCGGTTGCCGTTTCAGCCGCCCGCTGGGTCGGCGCTCCCGCAGTCAGGGTCAGGCCCGCCGAAATCACCTGCGATGTCGCCTGGATGGAATCCAACGTCGCCTGCGCCTGGATGTTGGCCAGCGCCTGCTCCAACTCACCCGGCGTCGGCGTCGCCAGCGCATCCCGCACAGCGTTCGAACCGGCATCCGGGGCGCATCCGGCCAGCAACACAACCACCAGCAGAACTACTGCAAGCCGTCCCATACGTCGCTCCAATCTTCCTCATCCAGCGCATCGGGGCGTTCCGCCAGCAACCCAACAGGCTGGTGGGCCTGCGTCGGCATATTCTGCAAAAAATGAATCGCCAACGCGGTCAGCATCACCTGCTGCGGGTCGACCCCTGAGCGCAGGCTGTTGACCATCCCAGCCGGGCTATCATCCAGTCTCCAGCCTGCATTCGGGCCCGATACCCATCGCGTTCCTGTGCCTTGGGTGGAATGGCGCGGCGCTGAAGACCGCAAACGCATAAAAACCACGACGCCAATGACCGCCCCGGCCAGCATCCCCAACACCAGCAGCGCCAGGGCCAGCACCAGGTTGCTTGCCGCGACCACCTGCGTCGCCCGACTGGCCTCGATGGCAGCCTGTGCTTGCCGGGCCATTGCATACGAAGCCGAGACCGATGACATGGCAAATATGCCGCCCAGGGCCAGCGCCGCCACCAGTACAAATACAATCCAGGCCTTCATCGCGTCCTCCAAATGTTGCGCCACCAGTCGAACACAACCACCAGCCCGACGACAACAGCGATATAAATAATGTTTTCCATAATCCGACCCTCCCAGGTCACGAGCCCAAACAGCACAACGCCCATCACAACAGGCAAACCGTGTATCAATAAAACTGGCTTCAACCACTCGCGCATAGGCCTCCTCCTATTCCGCTTTCCAGCAAATCCACAGGTACGCAAAGCCGCTCTCAACGTCCTCGTACACCCAGCAGTGGATGACCGCCCCCTTCGCCTGCTTCACCACCAGGTCAAGGAAGGCCTTTACATCTGGCCAGCCGCCTTTCCGCGCCACCACGTACCGGCGCAGACCGTAGCGGGTGATGTCGTCGAGCAGCAGGCGGTCATTCCCAAACCAGGCAATCGGGTCACTCACCGTCCGCAGGCTGCTCGTCATCGTCGGTCAAATCTCCAACCAGCGGCCCCTCGTTCTCTTGCAGGCCGTCGAACACCACCCGGCCATGCGTCACGCGCCATCTCGGCTTCGGCAGGCGCGCGCCGCGTTTGGCTGCCGCGCCGCGGCACTCTGGCCCCATGCCCACAGCAATGCTATAGGGGTCTTTCAGTGGCCGTCCACACCGCTTGCACCGTGCGCCCATTACAGCAGCCTCGGTTGCAGGGCATTGGGCCACACCGTCTCGGCCGCCTTGTCCATCTCGCGGATAGTGGTCAGCTTCTCAAAGGCGCCTGCACCGTAATACTGACGAAACGCCTGGTACTCATCGAGCGTCTGCGCCAGGTAGCGGCCCTTGCCGTCGCCCATGTCGCAAATCAACACGCCCTGCCGGCGCAAACTCGCCACCGCTTCACGAATTTTCCGGTCGGCGAAGTTGTTGTCGTCCTCCGGGAAACAAGCATCCGGGCCATATATCTTGGCCACCAGCTCCCAGCGGCCAACCGCGTTTTGTTTGCCCATGTGCTGGCGCAGCAAAACCAAAACTTCCTTTTCCAGTTGTTCGTCTGTAAAGCGTGGCATGGGTTTATCCTTTCTTCATCGGCTCATCGAGAGAGAGAGAACAGACTCTTTACAAAGCGCATGCGAAAGCGGAATGCGGTACTTGTGCCCGAACGCGTTATGCGCAACTTCGGCCTTTTCGCCAATATGTCCTCGTCCGCCGCAAAACGTGCAGTGCGGGCGATATCTACCCTGCTCCTGGGTAATCTCGGGGAGTAGTTCCTTTGGCTTGTTCATTTCACTTCCTCCACGCCAATCCACAGGTGGCCTTTCGGCACAATTCGCCGAGAGTGCACCTGAATCTTGTCCACTGCGGGCAGCCCCTCATCTCCAAATTCTGCCAAGCACACCAGGCAGGTGTTCGCCTGCTTGCCATATTTCTTCGCAAAAAACAGGGCCGCTTGTTGCACCTTATCCGCTAGCGCCGTTTTGGGGTCGTTGTCGAACCACAGCATCCCCACGTTCATGCCGCCACCTCCTCCACCGGCGTTTCTGTGGAAACGCAGCACTCGGGGAATTCGCTCAAATCCGGCTCATAGCGTGCCGCGATATCCATCCAGTCGGGCGGCAGTTTCACGCCCCAGGCCTTGGCCACGCCCTGTAAATGTTTCGCGGCGTACCCGACCGGTAAGGGGGCATCCGTTTGTCTCGCTTCGCCATCTACTGCGTGCATCGACCAAACCAGGTTGTAGACCACCTTTTGAGCCGGCGGCATCTTATCGGGCAGGGTGTAGTGCGTCCGCCGCGCCAGGTCATCCAGCAGCGCGCCAGCCAGCTTCCCCTCCAGCGCGCTGGCAAAGGTCGGGCAGACCTGCTCGAGCACAAAACGCTGTACCGCTCCTACGTAAAGGTCCCGCTTTTGGTTATCGCGTTTCCACCGGGCGCTGTAATCCTCCTGGCTGTTTTCCTTCTTCGCTCTAGCCTCCGCCGCTTTTATCCGTTCGGCCTCCGCGCCGGTCATCAAAACGCACACATTCAGCGAGTCGGTGTGCGCATGTTTCCACGACGACTGCCGCACCTGCAAGCGCAGCCCCTCGTGCCGGGCCTCGAACCAGCGCCTTTCCTCGGCGTCGTGCGACGACTCCAGGCGTATCACCGTCCGCCCGTCTTCCCCTGGCCGGTACACCGGGATGCCCGTTTTCTTCGAGAGCGCTTCCAGTTCCTTGCGCGTAAACTCGGCAAATTTCCGCTCCCAGCAGGCCTTCAACGCGCACAGGTGATTCCCATCGTTGCGCACGTAAAACTGGCAGGCCGTGCAGGCGGGCGGCTCGGCCAACTGCTTCACCAGGTCGAGCACCGGGTACACCTCCGGCTTGTTTTCGGCATACAGCTGCTCCCAGGTTTTTCGCAAGTGCGGCTGTATGGTCGCAATGCTCCGGTAAAAATCATTCGCCAGGTCTTCCACCGCGCGACCGCTAATTTCTTTTGGCCCGTTCCAAATCTTCAAAAACTCTTTTTCGGTCGGCATGTGGTAGGGCGGAACTTTGTACGTCCACGACAATTCCCACAGGTCAGGCCCGCCCCTGGGCTTCTCGTCGCTGTTCCATCGTTGCCACATCGTGTGCAGTTTGATGGCCTGGTTGTCAATCTTGTCCTGCACAATCTCATCCACCGTGCGGGCTGTCGAAAACCGTGAAGTAACCAGCTCCTCCATGTTCTCCACCAGGTGGCGCACGCTCAAAATCTTGCGCGCCGCGCCAACTGTCATTTCGCCCGAGTTGACCTGCGCCTGCAGCGACTCCGGCAGGTCGAGCAGCCGGATAGCGCCGCGCACCGTCGATTCGCTCTTGCCAAACAACTCGCCCACCTGGCGGCTGGTGTACTTGAATTCGACCAGCGCCCGCTTCATAGACTTGGCCTCGTCGATAGGCCCGATATCCTCGCGCTGGGCATTCTCTGCGTTGGCATAGCGGAACATGTCCTCATCGCTCAGGTCGGCCACCACCAGCGGCATTTGGCTGTAATAGCCATATTTGTCCAGCCAGCCGTTTTCCGTAAACCACTCCACTGTCTGCTCGTTCAGGAAAACAAACGCCTCGAAGCGCGTATGCCCAAATGCCAACTGAAACTCATCGGCAACCTGCCGCGCCATCGGCGGCTGCAAAAGCCGGTCCGCCGCAATCGAGCGCGCCAAACTCTCCACCTTCTCTGCGTTGCGCACGCTGCGCGGCTGGTATGGGTTCGGCCAGATTTTCTCCAGCGGTACCAATGTCAATTCTTCTGCCATCTTTAAGCCTCCTCGTACTGGTTCCCCTCCCCATACCTGGCCCCGGTGGGGCCAGGCTGGCTCAGGAGGGAGAATTCATCTAACGGGCCGTCATTACCCGTTCAGACCATAATTATTCGACCGGCTCCATGCCCTGGCCCTGGCCCACGCCAGGCGCGCCGGTCACGCGGTGTTTGCCCGCCTTCGGGTGATGCAGAATCGTCCCCTCGGCAAAAGCCCCGCCGCTCAACCTGTGGTTTCGCTCTGCCAATGAAAGGCTCTCCACCGGCTCACCGTCCTCGCCCAGCACCCGCCACGCCCGCAGTTCTCCTGGCGGGGCCGTGTTCAACTTAATCTTCGGTTTCTCCGGCTTCTCCGCCCGGGCCTTGCGCGGTTTGCGGGCTGCCTGCTCAGTGGTCGGGTTGCCAAACAGCGCCGCCAGAGCCTGGTTGACCGACTCGTTCTCGCTGTGTACCAACCATTGCCGGTCCACCGTAATGCGCGAGCCGGTCAGCTTCTCAGTGTCGGCCACCCACTGCTGCAGGTCGTCCTCGTCGATGGGCGTGCTTGGTATAACAATCGGGGTACTGCTCATAACATCCTCCTGGGGTAGGTTTTCTCGTTGGGGCGGCTCTCGTTGGGGCTGGCCTTGTGCCTGCCCTGCCCCTAATCTAAAAAGTCTTGCGGCCCTGCTTGCAGCAACTTCACCTCAATCTCATTGGCCGCATTACTTATCCGATTCAACCGTAACGACAACTCCAAACTACTTACTGTTTTGCCGCCTTCCAGCGCATCCAGCATCGGCATAATCTGCGCCTTTACCCGCCGCGCCAGGCCAATCGCATCCATTCTGGCGCGGTCGGCCTCGTTCGGCCAGCGCTTGCGTGGCGTCATTCCCTGGCCGCCTTCATCGCCCGCTCAACCGCTTCCTGGTGACGCCTCCAGGCCCCTATCGCCATTGGCAGCCCGCTGGCCGCAAAAGCCAGCAGCCCGACAAAAAACGCGTTCCAATCCAGCACCAGGTCGAGCAATCCAATACCGGCCAGCGTCACCAGGTTGCCAATCAACACCAGCAGCCACGACCAACCCTCGGCCCGCGCCCCAAGTTTGTTGATGCGCCAGTTGAAAAAAAGAGCAAAAAGAAATAATGCCAGCAAAATATTTACAACAACCGAAAGTGTTCCCAAAGTCATCCCGTTTATGTTTTCCATCGCAGTTCCTGCTATCCTGAAATCATGAAAACCACTCACCAACACACCCGCGCGCCACCACCTAGCCCAGCTTGTAGCCCCTGCGCCCGGCCTTCATCCGCAGCGGTCGGCGGTCGAAAAACACATCCCCGCCCGCGTGCTCGCGCTCTTCTGCCAGGGCCACAATCGCATCGATGCGCTCTTGCAGCGCCGCCGCCTTCTCCGCAGCGGTCTGCTTGCTCTTTCGCCCGGCCTCCGAGCGCCGCTTGCTGTCATACACCTGGTTAGACTTGCTCATAACCCCACCCCCGCCAGCGAATCAGCCGCCAATACGCAGCTCAGCGCATGTTTGGCGTCGATAAAATTCATCGCCTCGTTGTGGTTCAAAAACTCTGCCTGCACCTGGCCGCCCAGCCAACTGGGGTAAACCACCACCTGCCCGCTTGCCAGGGTATGGATAAACTCACCCCGGTACTCGACCCCGGTCGTCACGCATATATCGCTCATCATTGTCCTCGATCACTGTAATCTGCTTGGCCCAATCAATCCGTGAACCAACCGTGAAGTCTCACCACACGCCCACAACAAAAAGCAGGTAGTAAAACAGCCCGATAACAAACAAAACAAAAAAGAGAGCAAAGGCCATATCAATCAGCGCCTGTTTTCTCTTTTTCCACCTCATCACGCGCCATCCGTGAGGTCGGCATACTCTGGCTCGCACGTATCAGACACCGCCACCGGAGTGTCGCTTTTCCGGCGTCGACGTTTCCCGTCGCTCACCGACCCGCTCTGTTTCGCCTGCTCCCAGGCGCTATCAATCAATTTGCCCACATAGTCGGCCATCGGCGTAACTTCATCACCCCCGTTCAGGTTCTCAAGCGCCGTCAACACCTTCAATTTCTGGTAATCACTCGGGCGGATCGCAATCCGCTGCCATTCTTTCGCCATTCGCTTTGCTCCTCGGGTGCGTCTCTTGCTTTACTATTTACTAACTACATTCAATATTATAGTGTTGTTTATAATTTTGTCAACCCCCTTTTACATATTACTAAACACATTCAACGATTAAGCAGTCATAATGTCGAATATGGTTGACAACTTGTCAAGTTTCATCATCTGGTTACAATCCCAGATGAATCAAAAAAACATTACCCAGGCCGATGTTGCGCGAACTGGATATGTAACTACAGCCGCTGTTAGCAAACTGTTTACCTTGCAGGTCAAATCTGTCGGCGTCGATATGTGCAAAGCCATCGCCGCCGCCACCAATACCCCCCTTGAAACCGTCTACCGCAAAGCCGGCTTATTGCCGCCCCTCAACCTTACCGAAGAAGAACAACAGCACATCGCCGCCCTCACCGCCCAACTCAACCCCGAAATGCGCCAGACCGCCATCGGCCTGCTCGAACAACTCAACCGCCAGCAAGAAGCGCACCGCCCCGCCCCCCACAACAAAAATGTTCTCTGACCGCATCATCGCCCAACTCTACATACTCACCCTGCGTATATTGCTGGCCTGGCAAACCATATCCAACCGTCTGCGCGGCATCCTGCTGCCTGACCGTCGCGCCCCCATCCAATGGCACACCGTCGACGACCGCCGCGTCACCCCGCCCATCACACCCCGCCAAATTCTGCCCTACGCCACCGCAGCCCAAATGCTGGCCTTCATCCTGACCTTCGCTGCTCCCACGCCCGCCATACTCCAATACTTCACCGCCAACCTGCTCATCGTCGGCCTCGCCCTTCTACCCCTCACCCTCCGCCCGGCCCCCGCCCAATCGTAAGGGCAGGCCTTGTGCCCGCCCCCTCGCGCTCATACGTGTGAGAGAATGACCGCCCTAAAAAAACTCCGCCTCGCCTCCGGCATCCTGCTCATCGTCCCCCTGCTTATCCTGCTCATCAACCCCCAGGGCTACTGGCCGCGCGCCTCCACCACCGGCGAAATGCTCTTTGTAATCATCGGCATCCCCATCATCGTCGTCAATTACGTTGTCTGGCAATACCTCGAACCGTCATGAAATTTCTCTCCCTCGATGTCGAAACTGCAAACGCCGATATGGCAAGTATCTGCCAAATCGGCATTGTCGAGTTTGACGGCCAAACCGTCGCCAGCTCCTGGGGAACACTGGTCAACCCAGAAGATTATTTTGACCCCACAAACATCTATGTACACGGCATTACACCTGAAAGGGTGGTCGGCGCGCCAACATTCGACCAAATCCACCCCACCCTGCAAGCCCGCTTGCAAAATCATATTGTCGTTACCCACACTCCATTCGACCGTACCTCCCTGCGCCAGGCATGCAAAAAACACAACACACCGCTCCTCGAATGTAAGTGGATGGACTCCGCAACCGTCGTCCGCAACCACTGGCAGCAATTTTCCCAATCCGGCTTTGGCCTCGTAAACATTACATCCCATCTCGGCATCCAGTACCAGCCCCACGACGCCGTCGAAGATGCCCGCGCCGCAGGCCTCGTCCTGCTTGCTGCCATAAACGAATCCGGACTATCTCTCGAAGACTGGCACACCCGCGTTCAACCCCAACCAAGATACAGCCCAAAGGTAGCCATGAGTGGCAACCCGGAAGGCCCGTTGTATGGAGAAAACATTGTCTTTACTGGCGAGCTTTCCATCTCACGCATCGAAGCCGCCCAAATTGCTGCCGAAGCCGGATGCAACGTCCAGCCCGGCCTAACCCGTCAAACCACCCTGCTCGTCGTCGGAATTCAGGACCGCACCCGACTTGCAGCCGGACAAAACAAAAGCAGCAAACACCGCAAAGCCGAACAGCTCATTCAGCAAGGCCAGCCCATGCGCATCATCACCGAAAAAGACTTCTTCGATATGGTCGGCTTCGAGCCTGAAGATGACTATGGCGATGATGAAGATGGCGGCCTAGTCATTGAATTTGTCATAAGACCATGAAACTTTCTCGACCTATAACAACCCCCATCCGGGACTTTATAGACATGCAACACCGATGGCGCGCTGAAGACAAAGGCCTTATCTGGTGCTGGGAAAACGGCCGCCTGCTTGCCGAACAAGAACCTGCCCTTGCCCAGCGCGCCAAACAAGGTGAACTTATGCTCCTGGCCTGGCGCGGTGGTGTGCCAGCAGAATTCAAGGGCAAGAAGAAAACAGGCACGCTTGAATATCTTGCTTGCTGGCAAGGCCTCGCAGGCAAAGACCTGGCCATCGACACAGAGACCCCGTTCACACTAACATGCTCATCAACAGGGGCAAAAGTAACATTCTCGAAAGATGCTTAACAAGTGAACATCAACGTTGAAGGAAGCATAGAAACGGCCCTTGAATGGACAGGGAAATTACTTGATTGGCTACTCGTCCATATTGGGCCTGGCCCAATAGCAATCGCCGTTTTTGTACTTGGTGCCATTGTCGCGTTCGCTGCCTGGAGAAAATATCGATGAAACGAGACCTTCAACTAATAAGAAAATTGTTGCTTTTCATCGAAGACAAATCAAATGGTAGCGAGCCCATAAGGGGAAACATTCCGATTGAAGATTACACGGAACAGCAAATCCACTACCATCTAGGGTTGCTGACCAGTGCTGGTTTGATTAAAGCGATAGGTGCCAATCGGGGAGATATGGTTATATATTTACCCATTACTCTGACTTGGGACGGGCATGAGTTTTTGGATGCAGCTCGTAACGAAACTATTTGGAAAAAAACAATGTCAAAAATAGGGGAAGTTACTGAAAGCATCGCGATTCCCTTGCTGAAAGAATTATTGCTGTCAGAAATTCGCTCACGCCTATCGCCTTAAATCACAATGTCGTTGTTCAAATAACAAGGAGTAAAAAATGTCAATTTATATTCCAGCAAACTCAGAGCACATTCCACCACCGATGAGAAGTGATATTGAAGCAAAAGACTGTTTTTATTGTGGAAATCACTTATTTAATGACGAAGAACGAAGCACCGGTGGTGTGGTTTTTTGGATGGGAGATGATGGATTCCTTGTGCTACATCAGCCATGTGCTGAGGCCCTAGCCGTAAATTTGATACAAGATGCTCGCTCTTTAAATTCCGAAACAAAAGCGATAGCCAAAATGCGCCATCAGCCTGTTATAAAAAATATTGGGCATTGGTATATGAAAAAATAAATAAATCTTCGTGGTTGACAGAGCACGTGGATTGTTGGCGCAGAAAACAAAAAAAACAGATGTGCCTCGCTCTCCCAACATAGAACAAATAAACTATGTGTTCTAGCATGTAAGTCAGATTGCAAGAGGTCGGAGGTTCAAATCCTCTCGCCCCGACTGAATTTCAACCGCTGATCCTTTCTGGGTCGGCGGTTTCCCCATTAAGGGGACGGTGTGCATCATCTCGCCCCGACTGACTTTCAACGGCTGATCCTTTCTGGGTCGGCGGTTTCCCCATTAAGGGGGACGATGTGCATCCTCTCGCCCCGACAGACGAAACCGCTGAAAAGCGGTTTTTTGTTTGGGTCGGCGGCTCCCCATTCAGTGAAAGCGGCGCAATCTGGTAAAATCCCTCTACGATGAAAAAATGGCAACTCTGGCTCGGGGTGCTGATTAGCGCCCTGTTTCTCTGGCTCGCCCTGCGTGGATTACACCTGGGCGATTTTTGGTCGGTGGTGGCGGCGGCCAATTATTGGTGGATTCTGCCCGGCGTGGCGGTTTACTTTGTCGGCGTGTGGGCGCGGGCCTGGCGCTGGCATTACCTGCTTGGGCCGATCAAGAAAATCCCGACAGCCAGGATGTTCCCGATTACGACCATTGGCTACATGGGCAACAACATTTACCCGGCCCGCGCGGGGGAGGTGCTGCGGGCGGTCATCCTGAAGCGCAAGGAAGGCGTACCTGTTTCAGCATCGCTGGCGACCATTATCGTCGAGCGCATTTTCGACGGGGTAGTCATGCTGGCCTTTATCTTCGTCAACCTGCCCGAACTGGCAAAACTGACCAGTTCCTCCGGTTTTATCGGCAATATCCAGCAGGTAGCGATTTACGGTACGGCGGCCTTTGTCGGGGCGCTGATTGTTTTTCTGCTGGCGGCCATGTTCCCAACAACAACAGAAAAAATCGCTACCTGGATGATTCTGCGCCTGGTTCCGGAAACCGTCCTGCGCCCTGCAGCCTTGTGGAAAGTTATGCAGTCGGTCGCACTGCGCCTTGTTTTTGGCAGGGGCGGCAAACAGATTGATGAATTTTCAAGGCAACCAGAACATGAAATCAATCTGCGTGAAAAACTGCTTGGCATAACAGGCAAATTCCTCGACGGGCTGGCCTCGCTGCGTTCACCCTTCAATGTGCTGATGGTTTTCCTGACCTCGGTGGTCATCTGGCTGCTTGAAACGGCCAAATACTGGTTCGTGATGCACGCCTTCAACTTTGAAGTCTCGTTCTTCGCCCTGATGTTGATGAACGGCATCGTCAACCTGGCGACGACCATCCCCTCGGCCCCCGGCTACATCGGCACGTTCGACGCGCCTGGCATCGCCGTACTGACCGCCTACGGCGTCGACCAGGCCATGGCCGCCGGGTACACGCTCGTCCTGCACGTCGCCCTGTGGCTGCCCATCACCGTGCTGGGGGCCTGGTTCCTGGCTCGCGAGGGCATCAAATGGGACGACTCGCTGCGGGCCGAAACGGAAAAATTTTGATTTTGGAAATAGGACGGGTTATACTATTTGAAAAGGTGTTCCTTTATTTGTAAGCGTTCAAAGGTTGAAAACCATGCCAGCGACAAACGCGGACGCCGCCCCAAAACTCAGGGTGCTTATCGCCGATGATTTTCAGGAAACGCGCCGCAGCGTGCGCCTGATGCTGTCGATGAATCCGCGGGTTGTGGTGGTGGCGATTGCCAAAAACGGGCGCGAAGCGGTCGAGCTGACCAGCGAACACCACCCCGATATTGTCGTGCTCGACATCAACATGCCCGAAATGAATGGGCTGGATGCGTTCAAACAAATCAGCGAAATTTACCCTGATATCGGCTGCATCATCATCTCGGCCCAAAGGGAACTGCTAACCCTCAACAAAGCCATCGCCCTGGGCGTGCAGGAATACCTGGGCAAGCCCTTTACCATCGAGGAATTGAACGAGGCGATTAACCGGGTGGGGGAACAACTGCGCGAGAAACGCCCCAGCCTCGAGAATGCCAGACGCCTGCACCGACAAAGCGAGGCTTCGCTCGAAAAACTGGCCGGGGAATATGCCGCCTCGAAACGCACCGACGATAAGGCCTTGGAGGTTTTCGAGCAGCTGGCCGAAAACCCCGAATGCGAACTGCGCTGGCTGCGCACCCTGGCGATGCTCTACATCATCCGCCAGGAGTGGGGCAAACTGAAGAAACTGGCGGAACGATTGGAAAGGTAGGGGCGACCCGATGGGTCACCCCTACGAATGAGGAAACCTATGAAAATTGCAATCATCGGAGCGGGATATGGCGGCATGGCCGCGGCCTGGGACTTACGCAAGGCCGGCCACGAGGTCGTCATCTACGAATCCGCCGATTATGTCGGCGGGCTGGCGAGCGGCTTCAAGGAACCGGGCTGGGACTGGTCGGTGGAGAAGTTCTACCATCATTGGTTCGCCAGCGATGCACACATGCTCGGCCTGATTAAGGAACTTGGGCTGGAGGACAAAGTGCTCTTCCCGCGCCCGCTGACGGTCATGTACCACGAGGGCAAATTCTACCCCTTCGACTCCATCATCAACGCTTTGCTATTCCCCGGCCTGGGCTGGGGGATTAACAAAATCCGCTTTGGGCTGGTGGGCCTGTTCCTGCGCCTGACCACAAACTGGCGCGCGCTCGAAAAAACGACCGTCGAAGCCTGGATGCGCAAATGGGCCGGGGAAAAGGTCTACAAACTAATGTGGGAGCCGCTCCTGGTCGGCAAATTCGGCGAGCGCTACTCGAAGCAGGTCAACATGGCCTGGATGTGGGCCAGAATCCACGCCCGCACGACCCGCCTGGGGACTTTTGAAGGCGGATTTCAGGCTTTTGCCGACCAGTTCGCCGAAAAACTGCGCGCGGAAGGGGTCGAGATTCGGCTCGGAACGCCGGTGACGCACATTCAACGGGATTCAACTTCCGGGTTGCTCGAACTGGCGACGCCCGAAGGCATGGAAAAGGCCGAACAAGCGCTGGTGACGCTCTCGCCGGGAGTCGCCGCCAAAATGGTCCCGTCGCTTCCCAGGGAATATCTCGAAGGCCTGCTGAGATTAAAGTCGATGGGCGCGGTGGTGATGACGCTGGCGCTGACTGAGCGGCTTTCGGAGCAGGGCTATTACTGGTACAACATCCCCAAGAGCGCGGGCTTCCCGTTTTTGGCGGTGGTCGAGCACACCAATTTTGTCGCGCCCGAGAATTTCGGCGGCGACCATATCGTTTATGTCGGCGATTACCTGGAGCCGGACCACGAGTATTTCAGGCTGACGCAGGATGAACTGCTCGAGCGCTTTTTGCCGAGCCTGCAAAAGTTGAACCCGCGCTTCGAGCGCGGCTGGGTCAAGAAGGCCTGGCTGTGGCGGACGGCCTATGCCCAGCCGGTGCCGCTGGTCAACCATTCGCAGAACATCCCGGCGATTGCGACGCCGGTCGAGGGCCTGTACTTCGCTTCGATGAGCCAGGTCTACCCCTGGGATCGCGGCACGAATTTCGCGGTCGAGATTGGCCGCAAGGCAGCGAAAATCATGTTGGAAGGTTGAAGGTTGAAGGTTGAAAGTTGAACGCCCTTTCCCGGGTTGGGAGAGGGCGTTTTATTTAAGTTTTTTTATTAACCTAAATATTTGATCTAGCAAGGCAAGGAAAATGCTCGAAAATGCGGCAGAATCCCCCGCATCCAATGTCTGTGTGTACGCTTCGGTGGGCAACTTGCTGGCATTAAGTGACTACTGCATGGAGCAATATCAACCATTGAAGGTGCTATCAGGAAAAAACCCTGTCTCCTTGAGTAGTCGCTGTAATGTTGTGTGATCAAGTTGCGTATCTTTTTTGTTATTTCTCCGCATGTTTGAATAGTATTTATGCATGAATATGATGACGCTCCGATATTTGGCAAGGCTAGCGATATAGTTTCTATCAAGATTCATAATCTCGCTCGCATAAAGGTCGTCAATATTGCTTAGCAAGATAGACATCATTTCTTCAAACTTGACTCCATTATCGATTTTATATTTTTTACATATACGTCGTTTATCAGTATTCGATAATCCATAGTACATCCAAGTCAAATGAGATCCCAAACTCCACAATAAATTGCCATAATCATAGTAGTTGTTTTGCTTGAAGAATTGTTTCTCTTCAGGTGTCAAAGTAAAACGTTTATCAAGAACTAAGCCAAAATCAGTCAAATATGCTTGTTTGCCATCTGTAAGTATATTGAAAAAATCGGTGTCAAGATGAATGATTCCATTGTTTCTTAGAAAAGAAATTGTTGCTTGCGTGTCAGCAATGATCATCGGTATTTTCTTTGGGTTTTCAAGTAACCAAGTTCCCACTGTATAAGGTATATACTCTAAAAATAGGACGAGTTCATACTTCGCATTTGCTCGATCTAATATATATCTTCCGATATTTGGGTGATTACCCCAATATTCCAT